AAACAAAAGACGAGTGATGCACGTCAGCCCGAATCGCACAAAACCCAATGTTATCGGCTGCTACGTTCAGAAGTTGATTAATTTTTCTCACAATAATAAAAACTTTAAAATGAAAAAAGAATTAAAAGATTATCTCCCTTTTTATTTAGGATGCGAAATTTCTTGGGAAACAAAAGACGGGAACACAGGTGGCACTTGTGAACTCAACATTTTCAGACTTGAAGAATTTTATGACGAAGAAATAAAAATTAAGCCAATCCTTCGTCCTCTATCTCAACTATTTCTCGAAATTGAACACAATGGTAACAAATTCATTCCTGACGAACAGTTGTGTGGACGACTGAAAGAAATGGATTATTCTGTCGCGTATCACAATGACTTTTTTTCGTTTAGGTCTAAATCTTTTGTTCCGAGAGGTTTTTCATTTTCTGAATATCAACAATTGCTGGAATGGCATTTTGATATTTTCGGCTTAATTGAAGCCGGTCTTGCTGTCAACGCTGGCGGAATTGCAGACTGTCACCGGTAGCCGATAACGGTCACGCATTTACGCAGGCCTGAATTAGCGATTGTTCAGCCGGAACGTCTGCTGAATAGAAATAAAAAAGCTCATTATTTGTTCGTTTGCTGATAGCGATTTTTCAGCCCGGACAAAAGTTGAAAGATATTCAAAAGTTCATTATCAGCACTTCACCCAGGCTTGCATAAATGCGAATGTTATATGCCGCCACTTTAAGACTTTGAATTATTTTTTAACTATAAAAACAAACTAAAAATGAAAACAGGTATCGAACTTATTGCCGAAGAGCGGCAAGAACAAATTGAAAAACATGGCTGGACTAAACAGCATGATGAACAAGAGCATGAAGGCGATGAATTAGTTCGCGCAGCTTGTGCGATTGCATACGATTCTGTACTTGATAAACCTGCTCGGTTTTCAGCTCCAGATTGGGCATGGGATATAAGAGAACATAAACAAACGTCTAAAAGAAAAAGCATTGAAAAGATTGAAAGATGGAAAGTTGCCGGTGCTTTACTTGCTGCCGCTATCGACCGTGAACAGGTTGCGGAAGGTGGCATATAACGTCCTGCCCGCTTGGCGAAGGCGGGGAAATAAATGTTCGTCAGTTGATTTACTTACAAATGCTAAATAGAAATACAAATGTTGAAAAATAGTACGTCTGCCCCGCTTTTGCCAAACGGCTTGTTAGCAGCGGTTTCATGTGTAGATATTGAACTTGCAATAATGAGAGAGTTTGATTTTCGGCAAAATTTGATTGTGCCAAACGTTTCAAATATGATGTTGCTCGTTCCTTTTGAAACAGACATGCTTGTACTTACTAAGAGTAATTATGCTTATGGATTTGAAATTAAAATTAGTAAATCAGATTTGAAAGCAGATTTTAAGAAGCCGCAGCACGCAAAGTTTAATGAGCCACACCGAGTAAGCGGGAAAAAAGGGTTAGAAAGATTTTACAGCAAATTCAAATATTTCAGTTACGCCGTCCCTGAACAATTAAAAGAATGTGCTTTAGAATTAATTCCTGATTTCTGCGGATTGTGGATATATGCAAAATACGAATACCCAAAGCAACCGAAATTTTATTTAGAACGGGAACCTAAAAAATTATTTGATTATAAATGGTCTGAAAAGCAACGATATGAACTTGCTCGGCTTGGCTCTATGAGAATTTACGCGCTAAAGTGTGGTCTGTCCTATCGCTGCTAACGTCCTACCCGCTTTGCGCAGGGCTGGATTAAATGAACGTCAGATTGAACGTCTGCCAGTAAATGAACAAAAACTTTAAAATTTATACTAATGAACAAAAAAAATTCTTCAGCCGGAACAACAGATGAACAACGCACTGCTGCTGATTCTATTCCTTCTGCCAGCCTTGCGCAAAACGGCGTGTTGGCTGTCTGCCCTGTTCGGGTACAGCGCAAACGCACAAAAGGATATAAAATGCCGCCTAATACAAAGAGTGTTACTCGTCCCGGAAAGTTTGGTAATCCTTATAAAATTGGAATGCACAATGTTTGGGATATTAAGGATTTAAAAACAGGTAAAAGTCTGAAAGATTATTTGATTGAAAAGAACGGCGAAAACAAGTACCACGATGTTGAAGATGTTTTGCTTGCATATAGGCAAAACATAGCGGCAAGCCAAGCAATGCAACGGCTGATTAAACATTATTTGAAAGGTAAAAATTTGGCCTGTTTCTGTCCACTGGATAAGCCTTGTCACGCCGACATATTATTAGAGGTTGCCAATGGGTAGCAGCCAACGTTGAAGCATTGGCGATGCTTGGGAATTAATGAACTTTTCGCCCGAACAAAAGTACAGTAAACGAACAAAAAGACAAGATTATGATTCATAGCTCAATAGAGAACGTCCAGCCGGAACAGGTGATGAATAACGAACCGGAAGCTCAAGATATTTCCGTCAGCCCAAGTATCGCCAATGCACTTGTTGGCGGTTCGTGCTATAGGTGTGTCCACTGCGGTAAAATTGTCAATCGTGACAGCGTTAAGGAATGGATAAAAAGTTGGTGTGAACAGTCGCAAAAATATGTTAGACTTCAAAAAATATAAAAATGGCAAAAGATATTTATGGTCTCCCGTCAACTGGTGGTGACCCAAGAGCTAATAAAATCAGGACAAACGCAATGAAGCGTCTGGCTCAAGTAAAACGTGATGAAGAATTGCGTATTAATAAACTAAGAGAGGAATATAAATACCTGGTCTTTTTACAATCAAAGGGTGCGTTATCAGACAAACAAAAATTAAGGCTTGAATATTTATGGTCTGTCACTGCATGACCGCCAACGTCCTGCCCGCTTTGCGCAGGGCTGGATTAAATGAACGTCAGATTGAACGTCTGATAGTAAATGAACAAAAACCTTAAAAATATATTCTTATGAACAAAAACAATTCTTCAGCCGGAACAGCAGCCGATAAATGCACTGCTGCTGAGAACGGCACGTCTGCCAGCCTTGCGCAAAACGGCATGTTATCGGCTGCGGATTTTGAAAAAAAATGTGTCAGGATAAACACAATATTGAATATGAAAAAAGTACTTGAAATTTTAATGTGTCATGTAAATAAGATAGTATTTCTTCTATTTGACCCAGACACCAATGGAGATGATTTCGAATTTTAAACTTTAAAAATATTAAAACCATGAAAAGAACAAAATTAGCGTTGCATAATTTGATAGGACATCCATTAATGGAACTATGTTACATATTTGGTTTAAGAAGATTAGGTAATTGGGTGCATAACGTCTTATTCCATATCGATTAAAAAAGGACTTATTTTTTATAAAAATGAATTATGGTGTACGTTGGAAAAAGAGAATACAAATACGGCAGAATGATTATGAGCCACATGGCCGCCGATTCAATAGATGAGTTACACGAAATGGCTAAAAAAGTCAGAGTAGATAAAAGACACTTTCAGAACAAAGTCGGCAAGCCTCACTATGATATTTGCAAACAGAATAAAATTAAAGCGATAGAATTTGGAGCGATTGAAGTTGATGACCGTAAGATTATTGAATTATATCAAACGTTGCGCCGTAACACTGCTGAATTAAATAGCGTTAGTAGCCGATAACGTTAAAGCATTGGCGATGTGCCGCTTCCCAATGCTGATTAGAAGAAAAAAGTTGAAAATTTATTCGTCTGCTGATAGTAGCACGTCACGGCAATAGCGCCAATGCAGTGTTACAGGCAGGCGGGCAATATTAGTTCTTTGAAATTGAGGGGATAACTAAAGTAATTAGCTAAATGTTAAAGTTTGTTAATTGTAAAAAATAGTTTACTTTTTATTTTGGTAAATAGTAAACTATGGTTTACTTTTACATCATCAAACAATAACAACATGACAACAATTAAAAATATACTTTCAGAAAATAGAGAAAGCGTTATCAGTTCAATCAAGTGGGTTTTTAAAGTTTGGAAAAGCGAAGATGTGAAAATTAAAATGATTGAATTTTTAGCATACGCAGAAGAAAAAGCAAACGTTGAAAATCTTTCTACTTCTAAAAAAGTAAAGTCTGATTTAAAAACTTTGGTTCAAAAAATGGCTATATCTCAAAAACATAAATCAACAGATAACCGCAAATCTTATGAAATTAAAGAAGACATTGCTGATGCTCGTGGTTTAGTTGTAAATAAATTAACTGGTGAGTTTGAAGATATAAATGGCAAAATTGTTAACATCCACAAATATTAATTTTTATGACAACAGTAAAATTTACAGCAGTAGATAGCCCGATTAAAAATGGCATTTATTATGATGGCCACCTGTCATTTGAAGATGCAAAAAAAGCATTAATAAATGATGATTATTTTAGTGAAGAAAATGACACAGACGATGAAATATTTATAAGGCACATCACAGTTGACGCCACTAACATTATCTATGAGAATGTAGATAAAAACGGGAAGGTTTGGCACATAGAAAATATAAAATTAGAGCCTGAAACTTTATACCTATATCCTGAGTATGAGTACGCAAAAAAGGTTTATGAAAATCATAGAAACGCTTTTAAGCAAATGAAAAAAGAGCTTGGGCTAACTAATGAAAATATTGCTGAAATAATAGAGCTAACACCAGATAGCGTTAAAACTATGACGCAACCAAGCCGTTATTTACCGTCCTGGGCTGATGCTATGATTTACGTTTGGAAGCACTTTAAAAAATAATTCCCTCAATTTATTTATAAATAATTACAGCGCCTGCTATCGCTGATGGTGGTAGCTTGCCTGTAACACTTTCATTTATGCATCTAATTTCTAAACAACTTATTAAAAATGAACCGAAAGTTTAGATTAAAAGAAGTTGAAGTTCAAGGTTATTATTTCACTGAGATAGAAGGTTTAATATGGCATAGCGGTAAATTTTGGTTTAATGAAGTTGAAGTGAAAGAAGTGTACAACAACGGAAGCAAAAGCATCCTTCTTTATGGCACCAGCAAAAAAAGCGTGAAGAAACTTCGTAAGATGGCCCATCCGTGTAAAATAAAATTATTTACCGAACAACTACCCTTTTGAGACTTGAACTATACATACGAAACCGTTTTTATATTTCTGAAGAAATAACCCTGCCAGAAAAGGAAGAATGGATGGATTTAAGAAATAGGAATGATTTTGAAATCTTCTGTGAAGGACGCGAAGAATATATAAAATTAATGATACGCGGACTGTTGAATAAATACGCGCGGGCCATCGAGAACCAGGAATGGACTGTCAGGAGAGTTGTTGAAAGTAAAATGAATCAGGAAATAGTATTATTAAATTAAAAAAGATATGAAAATTACTTGGCAAGAAATAGGCCCGGATGATTTTAAGGCAACGGTAGGAGATTATTTTTTAAGAGCCGAACAAATGGACACCGATAACTGGTGGTGGTGCGTTTATTTTAAAGATGAAACCATTGGAGCGAGTATCTTTTCTCAAAGTGCAGTAAATAAAGAAGATGCTTTTAAAGCAGCCGAAAAATGTTATAAGGAACATCTAAAAATTCAATCACAATTAAAATAAAAACAAAATGATAGAAGATTTAAGTTATTCAGGATTATCCGGTTTAATCGACGGCGATATTAAAAAAGGCCGAGAAGCATTAATTGAATTATCAAATGAGTACATCGTTAAAAAGGCAGAAATAGCAGACCGGGAAAGAAAACTTGCTATTTTAAAACAAGACCACGATGCAATTTATGGCGGTATTCAAAAAGTAATGAAGCACTTGGGATTGTCTTATCCATTGGCAATTAAAATAGATGCCGGTATAATCGTAATTTCTGAAAAGGCAATTACTTTAGAAACTAATGTTCTTTGAACCATAACCCTACCATACAATCAATTCTAAATTCTCCATGTGGTCAGCTTAATCAGCATCTTGCTGAAGAAAAGCCGAAACGGAAAAAGATTATAAAAGCAAGAAACGATTGCCCTGAAGTGTCATGGATTCACTGGCAATTAAAGTATTGGTGCGAAGAAAAAAGGTACACACTGGAAAAGGAATATAGGTTTAGCAAACGAAGATTCAGGTTTGATTTTGCTTTACCGGAATTTAAAATCGCTGTGGAATATGATGGATTGAATAGTGATAAGTCGGGTCACACAACCCTTCTTGGATTCACAAAAGATACCGAAAAGATTAATCTGGCAATTAGTTTAGGGTGGAAGGTTTTAAGATTCACTTGTATTAATTACCAGCAAGTTTTAAGGGAGGTTGAAAAGAATATTAAATGCTAAGAGTATCCGATTTACATACTGAATTGATTGGTAAGATTTGTAAACTGACAGATTTTGGTGTTGAGTTAGAGAAAGAGTATGAACAGTTATTTAAGACCGGTAATTATCAATCAGCACGCATACTTTTTGAATATTGCCAACGTAAAGACAAGTATGAATTATCGTTGATGTTTATAGACGAAAAGCCATTTGAAAGATGTGGTGTTGTTTGGTATTGCTTAAAAGAAATAGGTAAATATTCAGGAGGTGATTATTATTGGTTTACTTTGAATCAGGTTATTATTTGCGAAAATTAATGAAGTCTAAATGCGAAAACTAAAATTAATCAAAATGAATAAAAAAGTTATCATTTATCAAACCTTAGAAAGAAAAGAGATTTTTCGTGATTGGGAATGTCTTTTTATCCCATGCAAAGGCCAATTTGTAAGTTTCAAAGAAACGGACGAAAAGTTATGCAATCTTATGCCACATGAAAGACAACTTGAATATGCGGTTATAAAAATTACGGTATTGCTTCCTTCTGTTGTGTTAGTAACTGTTGCGTAAATAAAAAAGTAACTCAGGCCACTATACTTTTAGTCTCAATATCATAAATCGGTAAACCAAATTCAGCGCAAAGAAGATTGTAATAATGCACCCGGGATTCCCACCCATTCGGCAACCCGTTTTTATTCTTCCCGTTTATTCTCACAGAAATGGTATAGAAAAATTGAATGTCTGCTAGCTTATTTAAATTGTTTTCTTCCCAATAAAGGAAAGCCGAAAGCATAGCGTATTGTGGCGTACACAATAATTCCGGGTTTTTCAAAAGCCTGTCATCACCAAATATCTTACGGCTCACAATTGAATGATTTTTCCGTCCTGTGGTCATAAAATAGCCGTGGCCTTTGAACTTTTTCCCGTCTCCTTTGAATGTATTTCCTAAATCTTCCCTGCCTTCATATGCACTGCCTGAAGCGTACTCTCGTGTGGTTGTAAATGAATCACTTTCCTGTGCAGCTTGTGCTATAAAAGCAGCTACTCTTTTCGGTGTATTTACTTCAAATTTTGGAGCATACGTGTTGAACCATTTAGCCACTGTCTCAGCCACTTGTATTGACTTCGGCGCAATCTTGATAAGAAGGTCTGATGTAATCATCATTTATTAATTTGTCATGCGTAATAAAAATTGTACACTTCGCCCGATTTCATCTTTCGGCGTTTTTTATTAATCATTTCGTTTTATTTTTTTCCGTGCCTTGTGGCGTTTATTCTTTACGCCCTTACATTGCTCACAAGTGCAGATTAATGTTTTTATTTCTTATTTTTAAAAACTTTTGAAACGGGCCTGACTTCTTCTTCTCTTTGCTCCTGGCAGTGAAGACAGTAATAAGTCACTTTCTTACTTTTCTTGCCGGCGGTTTTTACAAATTCATGATCACACCATTTTTCAACTATTCCGGATGTTCCTGTCATATCTATTTCTGAGTAGTCCATATTTTACGCTAAAAGAATTACAATACAATCAAATAAAATCAGGATGATAGTGAATAGAATCATCCACCCAAATATTTTGAGTTGTTTCATTTTGTACTTGCCGGTAATACGGCCTGTATTGCATCAATAATAATCCCCTGGATGCTGTTGATAATATTTTGCGCTACTCCCTGTCCGATGATGATGAAAGAAAACACTTCTGTTTCAAGAATTATTTTTTCATCTTTAATGCGGGCAAGCACAAAGGCAAGTTTATCACCCTGAAATTCGCTGTCAGTGACAACGTTCAAGAGTGCTGTACTTCTACTTGCAAGATTGGATAAATATTGCTGTGCTGCACTCACAATGCGCGGCACATCTTCGGTTATGAGTAGTTTTAATTCTGCTTCAGAAGATTTAACAAGAGTGTTTATAATGTCGTTGATATTTACGTTTTCCATGATTTTATTTTAAAGAGTTTTCAGATATTTCCCGCGCGTCTATTGCAGATTTAAGATAAGTTGTATAAGTGTCTCGCTCACTGGCAACAATGGAACCTTTCGCTTTGTGTTCTTTTTCAAATTCATCGAACAATTGTTTAATACGGTCGTCCTGTTTAAGAATTGTACCTGATTTAACGCGCGATTTGTCGAATGAGATTAGCGAATCAATACTTTGACCGGCTATACCGTAAGCTACATCATTGTAAGTTGCAAGACCGAACGCATTATTAGCGTCATTTTGCACTTTCTGAATGAGATTTAAAGCAGTATCGCTTTTTGTGGGAACCCATGTTACTTTGCATGAAGTGAACGCAAGAAGGATTCCGACCGCTAATAAAATTTTGAGTTTCATGTTTATTTATTTAATTGTTATTTAATTGTGCATCATTTGGTGCAGCGGTTTTTACTTCGTAAGGAGCCGTGTCCACTCCAAACATTTTACTTATTGCATGAACAAGCAGATTAGCCTTAATTACCTGACTGTTGACAACCAGTTTTATGTCCGGGGGAATTTCTGTATAGATGTCCAGAATAACGGTAGCTATACCTGTTACATAAAAAAATATCCTAAAGGCCACCTGTGCCCATTGGGGCGTTGCTTTTCCGATTTGTCCAATACCAAATTTTGTGTTCATAATTTTTAATTTTTATTGTACGTCTTTAATAAATACTTTGTCTTTCATTTTTTCTTCCATAATGCTCATACGATTATCGAGAGAAGGGATTGTGTGTTGCTGAAGATTCTTGATGTCTTCTGAATTGTTTTCTACTTTGGTAGAGATAACATTGATATTATTCTGAATCACGTTTAATCCGTCTAATTTTCGGATTATTGAGAAATAAGTCGTCATCACAGTGACTAATACAGTTACAATCCCGCCAATAAACCATGTGAGATTCCGTGCTGTTACGCCTCGTAATTCTTTATCTATTATTTCTTTTTTTTCGTCTTCGCTCATCTCATGTTAATTATCATATAAAAAATCGCTGCTATTGCTGTCAGCATTATCATAAAAAATATTGTCGTTAAAATGTGCTTCATCCGGCATAGTCTTTTGCTATTTTTACTAAATCATCTACGCTGGCAACAATCAAATTTGGTTGCCTGATTACTTTATCAAACTTTGCTGCAAGTTCTTCGTCACTGATTCTTTTCTCATTCTTACGATCCTCATAGCCTTTTATATACCCGGCAGGAAAACCTTCTTTAAACCCGCGTTTAAAATCACTGAACGGCTCTGAAACGACGTGAGCACTTGCTTTATCTGCTTCCCGTTTGATATATTCTTCATTCATAACGTTATTGATTTAATTGAGTAGACAAAAATTATAGTTCCCCAAAACTTCACGTATATTTTTGTCAGTGCCCCTGATTCATCTTGTGCAACAATTCTTTCTATTTTAAGTGTTGGTGCATTGAAATATTCACCTTCGCAAAATGTTACGTCATAAGTCATTTTATAATTACATTCATTGAATCTTTAGCCGACAATCCATCCGTTTGTTGCCCCCACAATTCAAAGGTTGTTCCTTTTGTAACGGTTGCTTTTGTTACTAAAGATTCAGGATTTTCAATAACAGCCGTTCCGTTTATATCTCTCCATTGAACGTGAATTAATTGTTGCCCCACTGCTGCGTGGCTCTGGCTACCGTCTAACGTTACCGTTTTAGAGGACTTGCGCTTAGTTACTACACTTGAAGTAGTACAGCTTGTCAATAATAATATCGTCAACCACTTAATCACTTCGCGCGTAAGTTTATATCCTGCCCTGCTGAAATTGTTGGTGGAACTGCATTTCTGTAAACATTTATATTCCAAATGGATGGATTACTGCTTACTCCGAAATTATCCGTCGCTATGCACTGGAATACATATTTACCAGCTACAAGGCCTGTTACGTCAGTTGTTGGCGAAGTAGGGCTTGATATTGTACCCTGCGTAGGCCCGCTTACCTTAGTCCACTGATACGTAATTGATGTGACATCCGACGCCTTAGAAAGCAGCGTCACCTTTAAGGTTGTGTCTGCCGTTGCGGTGGTCTGCGAAATACCTGCAAATGAAATCCCGGCGAAAAATAAAATAAATAGTAGTTTTTTCATGTTTGTTATTTAATGGTTTATTAAAGTCGTTGGTAATGGTAAGTTTAATGATTGCCCGGCGCTAATCACTGGCGGTATTGCCACTGTTACAGTCACTTCTCCGTAAGTCGTTTGTGAATCATCCTGAGTAAGTGTGCAGTGAAAAATATACGTTCCGGTTTGCAACCCACGCACATTGGTTGAAAAATTGGTAGGGGTATCGAACGTTGTTGTACCGGGGCCGCTTGTTTTAGTCCAATTGTAAGTTCCGCTATGCCCGCTTGCCCATGTTGCTATTGCATAGACCGAAGCACTGTCAACCACTATGCTTTGCGTGCCTGACATTGATACTGTCGGCGCAGCTATTAAAGGTGAATCGTAAATCAACAATGCACTTCTATAAGGAGAAAGTGTTATTGTATTGGTGTAAGTCACATCCTTAAAATCTTTATAAACAGCGCCCAGATTGACTACTGAATCTACCTTTGTTGGATTGTAAACCAATATAACCTGATTAGTGTCAATAGTCCCATTCCCTGCATAAGCACTCCCATGAGCTTCTTGTGAAGATGTAGTTTTCCATCTGGAGAAAGTCATAGCTGTGCTTGCTGTATCATATCTATCGTAATAGACAACATTATTATCACTCGCTTTTATATAAAGGTTAGAATCAAGTGTACCAAAATTCTGAGCGGTGTTTGTACCCTCAGTAGACTCATAAAAGAAAATATTATACTGCTCCGCTCTCTTTTGATAAAAAATATTGTTTGTAACAAAGTTGTTTCGTTGATAACCTGCGTAAGGAGAACCATTATAAGTCTGCACCATTAAATTACCTCTTGTAAAATCGCTTCCCCTACCGCAATTAAATATGGTATTTCCTCTAACAAACATCGCGGTATCATTGTTTAAAAACATCCCTGCATTTCTTATGTCCGCGATTGTGTTATTCGTAAGGCTTGCGCCGTCAGTTAACCCATCTGCATAAATACCGTTTGATGCAGTTGCTCCACCTAATACCCCTCTACCGTTTCCGATAGAATTTAAAATAATGTTCCCATCAACAATTTTACCTAATTCATTAGCAAATCCTGTATAGATACCGCCACCATCGTCTCGAAGAAAACCATAGTTTTTTACAAGATTATTTCTCACTTGTGGATTACTTCCACGAAAGTGGATTCCTTCATAACCTGCACTATCAATCGTGTTGTATTGTACTAAGGCATTTGGTGAGGTAATATTTATTGCGCCATAGGTATAATCATTTGCTCTTGTAACACTGACCAAATTTTGTCTTTTAATGGTATTATTAGTAATAATCCAATTTGTACCACCATCATTATTCCAAATGCCGCCGCTGCCCAGGTCAGACATGGTGCAATTATCGACGGTTAAATAGTTAGAAGTATTGTTAGCGGACAATGCTATTTCTCCCGTATAGCTAATATTGGTATTACTTACCGTGCAATGGTGGGAAGATGAAAGAACTATTGCGGAGGTGTTGGCTCCCTCAAAATCCAAATTATCAATATTAATATAACTCTTTGTTCTTGCGTAAAATACAGTGTCGATGTTTGTAACACTCACGCCGGAAGGCGTGGATGTAGAATAAATGCTCAATTTTTTTGTTGAAGGATCGTAATACCATTCGCCCTGTCTATCCAATGTTCTAAGGTCGTTCTGAATAAAGAATCCCCACCCATCAACAAGACCGTTACCATCAGTTCCTGCTGTTCCTCCTGTATAGGTAATTGTATCACTATTGGACGCAGTAATGGATTCCTTGTCCATTGTCCAATGGTTTGCTCTTACTACAACGTCTGCACCTGTCCAGTTTGTTCCATCTAATGAGCTACTTGTTAAAGTTGTTGTTCCTAATCCAGTTCCAGTGTGGCTTTGGTAAGTGTAATAATTTGGCAAAAATGGATAAGTTGCGTCTCTGTTGGGTGTCGCGCCCATCGGAATTGTTACGCCATTTATTATTACCTGCTTTACGTTATTTAAATTGGAAACAGTATTGGTGCTTTCCCAAATATTACCACCTTTGTTCGTCCAAGATATTACAGCCTGCATACCTGTTATTACAGGTTTAGCGCCTGTTCCATAAGCTCCATAAGTTATTGGATTGCCCGATATTCCTGATTGGCTAACTACAATTTCACCATAGAATGTATCTCCTCTTTTAAATAAAATATTATCACCGGCGCTAAATGTAGCTGCATTTACTTGTGCAATGGTGGTAAAATTGCCACTACCATCTGATGCCACATGATAAGTAGTTTGCGCCTCCACGAAAAAAGGTAGTAAAGCAATAAATATGGTTAATAGTTTTTTCATTCAGTAATATTTGACCTTCCAATTGATATTCTAACTGAGTTTGGTCTTTTGATGGTATCTGTGATTATTACCTGAGTTCCTTTCACGACTTGCTGCCCACCACTGTTATTAATAAAAACGGAACCCGTTGCCCCGACTACTGTGCCTGAGAAAGTGCAATTACTGAACGTTGCTGGGCCTGAAAATTTAAGCGTGTCTTGATTACCGTAATATCTAAAGTTGCAATTTGAAAACTTTGTGGCACTGGCATTGGAAGTTAATAGAGTAAGTTTTCCTACATCAGATTGATAGGCAAAATCAAAAAGACTATTGGATATATCCATTGCGAGGCCACCTATAAAACTTCCTATGCTCCCAATTGATTCAGCATACACATTTTTAACGTATGAAGGGAAAAAGCCACCCGAATAAACCCAAAATAAATTCCGACATCGACCGGCAATATTTAACCCGTCTATATAATAATTACCGCGATTAATTCTGAACAAATAATTAATAGAACTCCACGAATAAATATGTCGAAATTCGTTTCCTTTTTCCTGTGGCTGCGTGGTAGTTACGCCGGTATATGCCGGCCCGAATTGTATATGGTCAAAAAGAAGTATTTCTCCGTTTTGAGCCGAGTTATTTGATATACGTATCAGCGTTCTAAACCCGCCTATTTGCATATCATTGAAAAAACATCCTGTTGAGCCACTTGTCTGGCTTCCTGCCGTTGTCGGGTCAATTGCTAATCCAATCCCATTGCCCGATGTACCCTGATTTGTATATTCGCTGTCTGTAAGATTAAAGTAAGTAAACATTGAGCCTGAGGGGCTAACCCATCCACCCGTAATAATTAATCCAGACACATTAGTTCCTTTATTAAGTTGAAAATTGATTGCATTGTCATCTCCCGAATATTTTATCTGACTGCCACCATCGCCCCAAAAATGCGCTGTGCCTTTTATTGTTATTGAGGACTGCAAAAATTTATTAGTGGAACTATCATATATTGAAACCCATAATGATTTACTTGTTTTATAGACCCCACTTGGAATAAATAAAATGTACGGACGATTAATACAGGCATTGATTGACAATTGCAATTGGGATGAATTGTCTGCATTCGCAGTCTTAGAACCGTACCACATAGCGGAGAATCTTTCGCATTGGATATTACTTCCAAAAGTGACTGTTGTATCAAAAATTTGAATGAATGGATTAGCCTGAATAATGGCGTTGCTGATTTGATAAGCCCCGCTTATTTTTCCTGTTATGTTTAATATATTCCCACCGGCATTCCAATTGCTCGTCAAAGTAGTGTCACCAACGTTTATAATTGAAGCATTCGCTTTAATTCCGAATAATAGAATTATGTATAGTAGTTTCTTCATTTAGTCAGCAGTTTCGGTGAATTTCATCCAATTAGTTCCATTAAATACTCGTATCCCCGGCGTGTTATCAGTTTGGTAAATAACAGAACCAGCTTTCGGGGGAATGATAAAAGATATTGTCCATGTCCACCCTATAATTCCACCAACAGCCGCAGTAAGTACATCCCCAACAGCATAACCGGAGCCATATTTAGTTATCGTTACGGCTGTTACCTGATTACTTACTATTGTGATAGCCGCCTCTGCTCCTGTACCTGAGCCGCCAGTTAATGCTCTGAGATAAGTGTTATTGGCTGCGGTACCACCTGTTCCGGGATTCGTTATACTACCTGTAAACCCAGAGTAAATTGAATCCCTCTGTACCTTAGTCATTCTGGGTAGAAGAAAAGCAGAGGTTGTACTTGTTACTGCTAATTTTGCACCTGTTACCACACTGTCAGACCCTATACTTGTACTACCTCTAACTCGATTAAAAACATTGTTCCCGATAGTATTATCAAACGCTCTCACATCTATCCCAACTATTGAAGATGTTGTCCATGTTGGGTTGTAATAAAATGAGCGATATGTGGTAAGCGAGGCAGGCGCAATAAAAGACGTATTGTCCGTAAAAGAGCTACCATTGTTGACATTTCTGGAAGCAGTAAAACTACTACCCGAAAATGAGGTGCCTGTAACTACGCCTGTAGATAAAGCGTTTGTAGTTAAATTACCATTTTGTCCAATAGTAATAATATTACTATAAGCACCATCATTACCACTAAAATCAATATACATATTTCCAGAGGCGGTGCCATTATTACCCCGTGCGTACATTTTAAATTTAATATTCTGGCTTTGGCTTGATGCTGTAACCCATGCTTTAGCGGCTAAAATAATAGGTAAACTAACAGTTGGATTGCCAGATGTCGCATCTGTTGAAGTTCGTAATAGAACGCCCAATGAATCTTCGGGTGTGTTATTGGTAGTTGCGTTGGTAAGTGTCAATAAAGACGGGGGGGTCATATCCTTTATCCCCACATTCCCACTATTATAATAAGCGTAATTTCCGTTCTTACTCCACACAGTATGAGCACTAAAAAAAGTAGTATCGCATCTGCCTTGTAAATCACAAATCACAAGTGCCGTATCACCTATTGATTGAACCGTATGATAAGCCGATGAATCTTTACCCCCACTTGAATTAATTACAGGCTTTTGTGGATTAGTTTTATCAATGGTAACATTCGTTCCTGCTATTGCATCTAACAGATAATGCGAAAGCATAGCAGCCGTATCACTTATATTTACTTTTGAAGCATCTTGTTGAATGACGGGATTTGCAGGGTCTGTATTATCTACTAATCCTGATGGACTTCCTGTAACTGATTGAACAGAACCGCTTCCCATTGAACTTCTTATTGCACTTGCCGTATCTTGTAATTCAGTTCTTGTAATTCCTGTTGCTGTTACTTCCGCTAACCTATCATGCAGAAATAATTTATCTATAAGGGTATTATCGTTCCATTCAGAGGTATCACGTACTGCTGTTGCATAATCTAATCTTGGCAGCGAATCATTTTTAAAATGAACACTTGTATCAGCATTATCCCCATAAAGCGGCCAGTATAGATTAAGGTTGTTGGTAGGAAGACTCACACTATCCACAGGATGGCCCGTGTTGAAGTGAATTATTTTTGTTTGATTGTAATTAAGCGCGGATGAATCGTAAAACTTATTCAAAAAATAACAAGTACTTACACCGTCAACCCATTGGCATAGTTGATTGTCATGGTAAGTGATGCTGTCAACTCCCGGCTCTATAATCACCCCGCCGCCGGTTACTTGTCCCCATGTTGCATTTGAAGGGTCGTAGATATAGAACTTATGCCCACAACTATCGAAAGCTATTTTTGCTTTATCTGTAACGGTTGAATTAACCGTAGGTGTGCCGCAAAAAGTGGGTATTCCCAAATCTTTTAAAACTTCATACCGGTCTATTGAACGGCCATAAGACGGGTCTCTCTGATAGACCTGTGCACTCGAAGTGAAGGCTGTGAAAATGAGGAAGATTATGAGTAGTTTTTTCATTAGTTCAAAACTAATTTTTAAACTACTTTTTGAAAATTCGCAACCTCCCCCAAAACTATTTAACTATCACAAACATAAAGCCCAGCGTCTTGGAAGTGCTGGTGTATTTTTTTATAGAAACATCAAAAGATATTGATGTTCGGTTCGCGATCACAAAAGAGATGTCGTTATCCTGGTTCCAATCATCCAAGCTTAATAGATTCCCGATAACAAGATAAGAAACCGGCATCACTCCCATATAAGGAATAGTAACAGTGAATAATTTATCTGTTGTGGTCATGGTGCCGAGTATTACGGTCGTTGCGTAAACAATCTGCGCTCCGGGCGTTTCCTGAACTACGTTGTACATTGTGCAATTCCAATTTGTACCGTCAAACTCAAATTCATAAGTTCCTGTGAATTGAATATCAAGCTCAGTTTTGGTAGTATTGCCCCAAAGAAGCGGCGCATTATCAAACGTTACTTTTCCTTTATCTGCGGGGTCTGCATAAGCTCCGAAATTGGTTACACGGAAAATATAACCTATCGGTATTGCACCTGTTAAAACATAATTCGCATTGGCTCCGGAAAGACGGATAAGGTGCCGCAAGTGTGCTGGCGCGTAATTTACAGTTGAGTTCACGTCAATGTACATTTCCGGGATAGTAGCATTACCTCCAAATTGTTTTCCCACAACCGAATCATTTACCTGTGTGGTAACCGCTTTGGGTTTTCGGGTAATTAACCATTCTTCGGCATCGCTGAAAACATCAGGATATATTAAGTCAATCTCCCCTGAAGGATCATAAGTGTATTGGTTCGGATAGTAAAAGGTTCCGTTTCTCCAAGCGTTTAAGTCGTCGATGGTTAACCCTGCAAGCACCGAATCAATGTATGCAGACGTGCCAGCTATGGGAGTTAACGCGCCGCCGTCTCCAATTTTAAATTTAATGTCATCAAAAATAGTGACTACATTTTCGGTAGGTAAGTCATCGAAGCTATGTAGTAATGTCCCAGAAGTCGCGCCAAACATTTTTAAAATGTGCGGTATCTTATCAAGGCCCGTAAAGGAAACGGAATAAGGCGCTGTGTGTGGCGCCGGCACGGTTAAAGTTCCTACTTCTGCAGTCGGCGCCTGCGCCTCGTAAATCTTTATAATAAAATCCTCCGTAAGTGCAGAAGGTGAAATGTGGTAATTTATTTCCATTAGTCTAAATTTTCAATATCAATAATGTGTGCTTCATCTTCAGCGTGTCCAAAGAAATTAGTGTCAATATCATACGCTACAACAAGGCCCGCTGTGATATCTTCGTCTGTCATGAATTGAAGGCCGCTTGCGTTTATAGAAGGAATTATTTCCAGCGAACCGCCATACAAAGGCCACGGCTTAACCCGGTTTATTTCCCACTTTGCGCCGGAATTCTTAGTATAACCCATGCCCTCAATTTCTACATGGTCGCATAAAAAAATCCGGTTTAAAAGGTCGAGCACCCACGGGGCAACGCCTTTTTCATCGCCTATATAAAGTTTGAACGTCCTGAAGGGAGTTCCGGCAAGTTGTTCTACGTTGTGAATCTGATCAATATAATCTGAATCATCAGCATCTGGATTAAAGTCCATTATACCTGCTTCGCAACGGAAATTAAATTCTATTCCTGTCGTGAAGGCCACGCCCCAATTATTTACAGAATTCTTATAAGCAAAATTCAAAGTGCCCGGCCATAACGTTTGCAACCTGATAGGCTCTGATATAGCTTCAAATGTTACATCTCCATAAGTGGCTTTTATGTACGCGTAATAAATCTTGTTTACCGGAAGATCGTCCAGGCTTACCACGGCTTCATATATATTTGTTCCCAAATCAGCGCCGTCTGCAGTCTTTACAAAAGGAATAGATTTTTTCAGTCCTGTGCAATCGTGAATTTCTAAATCAGACGGTAAAATAGTAGATTCCACTTGTACCGGCGTACTGTCGCCAATTTGCCACTTTTGATAATAATTTACTTTAGTTTCAAAAGATTTTATTTGTTCATACATCCAATCATCATCAAATCCTTTGCCCGGCGTGGCTGTGTTGGGCACGAATTTAATTGGATTTAAAAACGGTATATTCAAGAAGGATGTCATGATTTCTGTTTTATTCTTTTAAACATTTCAGGTAAAGTGAACTTAATAAAAACACTGGGTGCCACAATCGAAAGCGCTATTACTGCCAAGTTGAAAGTGAATTGTGGGAATATCATTTCTTTGTATGGATCAATTTTTTCGTGCAACTTTTCTTTATAGAAATGGTAATTAATACAAGCTACTAACCCCCATACTGAAATAACAATTTGGAACCCGTTCATATTGTATCAATTAACTGTGATAAATTAGTTTCCGGTGCACACAATAGCTTTATTTGCTGTACGTCTCTGGTCGCAGGCTGTACGCCTCCATCCACCAAAAAACCATAATACTTTTTGCCTTCACTTGTGAATGATAATTTAGAATACATATTTGCCTGAATCGTTTTAAGGAAATTATAATCAGTGGGCACCTTAAAAGTGAAGTAGTAGGGCCGGAATAATTTTGGCGCCAGTTGCGCGATTTGAATGTCTGCTTTTTCGATGATCGTAACCCCGTTTAATGTCCGGCTTAAATCTGAATTCTTATCGCCTGCCTGGAATTTAATAAAATTCATATCCTGATAATCCAAAATAGAATGCAGGTAATCAGAGTTATTCAGAAAGTTACTTTTTGGTGAAAGTTCCACGTTAAACATCTTGTCAGGGTGAAGAAGGCCGGTAATAGATGAATAAGCCGGCCGGTTCAGCATGTAATAAGTGGATGAAAACGCTGTTATCGTTACATTTTCGTTCCCATCTGCGAGCGTTTCAGCTACCGTGAAGATTGTGCTGCCCACTACCAGGTAACTTGTATTTATTACTGTAAATGTGCCGTTATTCAGCGTTCCGGTTAAAGTGAAAGACCCGGGATTAACCATAAATTCCACCGGAATAGTGATTGTGTTGGTGCCGTTTTCATTATAGGCCACGTTGCCGGAATAAAAATTGTAAGTGCCTCCTTTTTTTACGTTCAAAAAGAAAGTATCATTGTCACTGTGATTATCGGTCGTGTCTTTGCCATCAAGATTTACCCGTAAAAGTTCGATACCGTAAGCATCGGCGCGGTAAGGCGAAGTAAGATCGAGTTCCTTAACTATTCGTGTGTGTGGGGTGGTGTAATTTTGCGTAACATTAAATTCATCCTTGCCATTAACTGAATCGTAATCCTGGTTAGCGTAGCCTACTTTTATTGTGTTGAAAACAATATCCTCGGCAACCGTAATTTCAAATTCACTCACTTCATCAAAATCAACAACCACTTCATTTTTAAAAAAGTAAGATGTTTTTTCCATTACCAAAACATCATTCTCAATTCCTAATCCTACACCGCGTATTTTCATTGATTTTAAAAAATCCGATAATGACGTTTGAATTATTGATCCTGAGACTGTGTGAGTTTGTCCTTCATGGTTTCTTATCGCACTTCCGGACGTGATTAAAAGGTCATTCATTGAGGCTAAGTAATTCGACCGCGCTGTATAGCGGCCTTCTGTCATTTTTTCAACTATCTTCTGAAAGAGGCGAAGCGGGGTTAATCCTTTTATGATTGTTTGGGTAAAGGTTACTTCGTAATTTACAATTAGGCTGCCACCTGTTATTTTAAAAATCTTACTTCCAACCGAACCAACTGAATTGTATTGGAAGGCTAAAAAGTCATTCGGCTCCAAATCTATTGAGAAATCAAAATCATAAGTTTTCGCGCCTGTTGGCGGTGTTTCATCAGCTACACTATAATCAATATAATCGGTAGTTACTTTGTTGGTTTTTCTAATCCATATTTTAATATTGTGATCAGGATTAAGAACATTAATATCAATATGGCCGGTAACTGATATTGAGATGTATTTTGATTCATCTGTCATAAATCCGTTAGTATCCGGCGAATCACTTATAGATTGATCTTGATTTAAAATTCCTTGTGTGCTTCCTTCCTCAGCAACAGTTCCCATGGCCACCAATTGCCTTTGATTTGCCAATATTGCTTCAGGATTATTAAAGATTGAGTATTCTATCTTATTAGTAAACGGTAATCCATCCATCACCACCAATTTTGCTTCCGGATCGGCGTCCACCGGGATTTCATAGGTGGTATCTTCATAGGCTTTAAGGTACTTGGACATCCCGCCCTCCATTACATTCAGTTGAACATTTGCCCGCTTTTGGTCAAACTTTGAAAAGTCCAACTCTCCAACATACCACGGATCATATTTAGGTGGGTAAACAGTCCGGTCAAGTTTTGAGATTCCTAAATAAAGTATCGCTTCCATGCCTAATTTCCACATGGCATCACGAACAATCCGGGCCCCGTCTTTTTTAAAATTCATTGGCGCTGTAAAATCCCGGAAAACACCGAGGTAATTCATGTTGCGGCCATACTTCACTAAAGTGTCTTTCCATCCATCCGGGGAATATTCAAGGTGCGCAGGCTGTCCATCGGTTTTTAAAATGCCGTTAGCTTCTCTGACTATTTTATCAAAGTAAACAGCTTTTTTATCTTTATTGAACAACCAAAATATGAAGGATTTATTTTGCATCTTAGTTCATGCAAAATATAAAATAGAGTAGTTACGGGCGGTTTATATCCTCCCCCAAAAAGAAAAGCCTCTCATTTCTGAAAGGCCTCTTTGCTCTACCTTCTGAGCTACCGTATTGCTACGGGACGGGATCGAGCCGCCGACTAAGGTTAAGCAGATTGCAATTCTTTTATTTCAAGTTCTTCATCCATTAAAACAAAGTAGGCGTTTTGGAGTTGATGAAGGTATTTTATAGATACATTTATTCCTTGGTCTGTGAAGCCTTCTATTTGTATGCCGAACCCACTATTGGCATATGGATAAAGTGAAATTTCATCTCCTAATTTACATCTTTCCAATATTTCAGGCGTTAAAAGAATTGGATTGATATTTTCTGGATCAACATAGAAAGTTCCTTTGCTGTTTTTAAATCTTATTTTTTCTTCGCTTATTGCATCAACGAGATTAAAAAGATTATCGTACACCTCAAAAAAATTCCCTATTCTTAATTCTTTCGGATCAATCATTATTTGAATTTAAAGTATTTAGCATTCTTTTTCGAAATAGTTCTTTTGATCGCTTCATATTCGCCATATCTTTTAATAAGATATTTGCTCACAAAAAGAAGTCCTGTAAATTTTGCATCACATCTGCTATTTGCCATTCCTTTAAATTTTAAAAATCACTACAAAATACAAAATCTTTTTATTAGTTTAGCCTTATGAGAAAATTAATTTTATGGTTATTTGTTTGTTTGCTGGCAAATAGTTCTTTCGGGCAAAACCAAAACGATAAGTATCAAAAATTTATTGATAAATACACCTTGGATAGTGCAGATAGGGTATTCCCACAAAAAAATGGAGTTGTAATTTATACCGATGTGATCGAGGTCGATTCATCAATTAAAAAAGATGAATTATATAACCGGGCAAAGGCTTGGTTTGTTACTGAATATAAGTCAGCAAACGCTGTGCTTCAGATGCAGGACAAAGACGCTGGAATAATTATGGGAAAAGGAATGTTTGAAGCTGGATATAACATGGGGTTAATGGTAGGCCTTCAAATTGTCAGTGTTTATCATACGGTTAAAATCTTCATTAAAGACGGGAAATATAAATATGAAATTACAGATTTGAATGGGAAATATTATAGTTCATCAACACGCTACACTTCTGGTGGATTAAATGACATGCCAATAGGAAATATTACCATTCCAATGAATAAAAAAAATTACCATAAATTCTTAGAGAGCGTAGATGAAAATATTAAAGCAATTATCGCATCACTGAAATTGGCTATGAGCAAACCTTTAGCTGAAAATTGGTGATCAGTTTTTAATATTTCTCAGATAGTAATCAGTTGTTTCCATTTTTTCGCCCACCTGAATAATAAACGGTGCCTTACGTTCTATTTTAGTTAATAATTCAATAGCTTTTTTATTAAAGCCGGTTTCTACTTTTACAGGCTGTTTTTGGGTTTGTGCTTTTTGAAGGATAGTTAATAAATTATGATGCTTTAAAAAATCTTCTGTGATATTATGTTGGAAAATCTTTTCGCCTCCGGCCAGTTCAATTAGGGTAGGTTTTGACGGCGTTACAAACATTCGTCCTGCTTTATCTACTATCAATTCAGATCCTTCTTCACCAACAACCGCTTTACCGCGCGGCGCGTTTCCGGTTCCTTTCTTAAAATGTGGCAATGGTTGCGCTAATACAGACGCGATTTGGGCCGCGCCAATAGCAAGGTCAATAGCTACAAATGGCATACCGCCGGTTAATGGAAATTCAGCAACTGCCTTTGACACGGCCTCAGCGGTATTTTGGATAATCCTGACAATTGACATAGCTCTTTCAAATTTTGCCCTTGCTATATCTTGCTGCTGTTGCCTTTTTTCAATTTGTTGCGACTGGAAATCGGCTTGTTTCTGAATAGCCATAATACGCTTTTCTTTATCGGCCTCCGCAAGTCCTGAAGCGTTTATCGCATCGATTTCTTTTTGGCTTTTATCCTGAATTGCTTTCGCTTCAATTTCATTTTGTTGCTGTCTTCTGTCAAAGCCTCCTTCAATTACGTCCTGAAAAGTTTGCTCTAATTGTTCACGCAATTCCTTGCTTTTATCAATCAATTCCTTTTGGCTTTCCAGTATTTTTTTATTGCCTTCCCTCTCAATTTCTACCTCCAAATCTTTAGCCTGTTTGATAAGATTGAAATTTTGAATGCCATATAGTGCCTCGAAAACTTTTTCTGCATCCTGAATTCTCTTTAAATCCAGTTGTTTTTGTTTGATGTCGGCGGCTGTTTCAATATCGTCTTTACGCTGGTTATATTCCTCTAAATTCTTAATCTTTCCATTTTGAAAATCTTTTTCTAATTGTAGTAGCTGATTATCTTTATCAATATCAACCTGGTCTTTTTGGTTTTGGAAAGCTATTTTTTGCTGTTCCTGAATGAATGCCTGTGATTCTTCGGCGGCCTTTTTTATCTTCTCATAAGCCTGGTCTGCGATGGTTACATTTTCATTGTAGAAATCACGATTTATTTTAAGAATTGCCGCGTTTCCTTCCTCACTGATTCTTTTTATAGCAAGTACCCTGTAATCTTCAATTGCAATTAACGTCTCAGCCCGCTTTTTAGGATCTGTTATTTTACCGGCTCTCTTAGCTGCTATACTGGCCTCCAAATCTACTGCATCGGCTTGGTCTTGGGTATTTTGTTTAGCCATTTGCAATGACTTCTCATAATACTTTCTTTCAGATTCAAGTCTTTCTTTTAAAGATTGATTTTGATCGTCGGCCATAAGTTTATATTGCTTCAATTCAGCCTCGTCCAGTACTTTTAAATATTCCTGTTGTTCTTTGAGCGTTTTTTTACGGAATTCGTCCAAAAGGCGTTCTAAGTCGCGGGTTCCTTTTTTTGTATTTTCGCCGTTAGGGTCAAAGAAATTCCATCCGTGTTTTTTAGCAAGTTCTGCGGCCTGCTTTTCAAAATCGTTTGCTTGTTCCTGTAAATCCTTGAAAGCTTTTTCTTGTGTTTTTTTAATATCCTCTGCGTTTTTATTGATCTGCTTTACGCCTTCTTGCCCAAATTCACCGGCTGCTTCCGCCTGGCTACCGAATGCGGCTTTTAGCAGGGTTCCGAAATTTTTAAACAGTGTACCAGCGGCGTCTCCTTGCCCAAAATTTTTCTCAGCATCCATTTGCGCCGTTAATGCCTTTCGTGCCGCTTCCCCCGCCAGTGCGTATGCGGCTGTTGCTTTGGCCTTTAAAAATAACAGTTGAATATAATCAGGCCCGTCTGCAACTAACTTAGCCTCCAATTCGTCAAAGTTTTTAAGTTGACCGGTGGTTTTGCCCATCGTTTCATTATATTCTTTGAGTACTTTATCCTTATCCAGAAATCCATCTTTTGCGAGCTTTACATCTTCTTTTAATTTACTCACTTCGCTTGTGGCTTTGGCAAAAGAATCGGCGCTTTTTTCTACAATGGCATTTGTGTTTTCAATATGCTGCTGTAAATCCTGAAAATCGCGGCCTGCTTTGGTGGCATTGTTGCTCCATTTTATAAGCGCCTCGCCTGCAGCCTGCAATGGCCCCAATAGCAATAAAACCACCCCGCCAATTCCTAACCCTGGAATAACATAAGCAAGTCGGCGAATTCCTGACCATGCAGCACTGAGAAAACTAACAAACCCTTTACCTTTTGTAGCCACGCCGGCCACTTCATTCGCCAAAGCCTTTGTGTTTGCGGCGCCTGTTTTTACTCCTTCTGCAAATTGTTTGAAAATGGATGAATCTTTACCGTAAACATTGCCTATTTGGATAGCAGCCTCTTTATAGGCGCTGGCTTCTGCTGCAGTAGATTTAAAAGTTTGCCCTGATAATGATAAAGCATTTTGTAAAACGGTTTGTTTTGCGGTTAATTGGTCAAATTCTTTGCCTCCAAAATTACCCTGAACTAATTTTCCCTGAACTTGTTCGAGTTCTGTGTTTAGTGTTTTAAAAGTTTGGCCCAAAGCAGTTGGATAATTCCCGATGTTTATTTTTTGTTGGGCAAGTAAATCTTTATTTACGCGTATTAATTCGTTATTCTTGTCAATTTCGTCGTTAATTCCTTTTAGATTGGCGATGTCTTGCGACGAAGCATTCACAACGCTAATTTGATCGCGCTGTTGGCCTAACACGGCGTTTCTTGTTTGTAATGCTTCAATAGTTCCCGGAATAGAAGCGTTTGATTTGGCCTGTAAACTTAATTCCTTAGTAGTGTTGGCTATGCTTACTTTTAAATCATTTTGAAGTTGGATAGATTTCACTATTTGTGCGTCATATTCGGCCTGCGAAATATTTCCGGCCTTAAATTCAGCACTTAGCAGCTTTTGCGCTTCCTTTGTTGCGGCAAGTTGGCGCTGATCCTGAACTAAAGAAAGTGCTAAACTGTCACTGGCAGTTGTAGGGATAAATTGCTCTGTAGTTTTTTTGGGTGCAGAAGATCCGGCCGTAAATGTTCCTGATAACGCTTTTTCTTCTGCTTCATTTCTTTTCGCTTCTGCAGAAGCAAGGTCTTCCTGTGCCTTTTTTTCAGCTGCGAGCTGCCTTAGTTTTTCCTGCCCGGCTATTTGTGCCTGCCTTGACGCTTCTTTTTCTGCGTTAGCTTTGTCTTTAGCATCTGCAATGGCTTGTTTTCTTTGCGCTGCCAGTTGCTTTTCTGCTAATTGCTGTTCTTTAATAGAATTGGTTAATTCAAGATTCTTAACTCTTAAATCCTTCATTACAACAGATAACTCTTTATTAGCTGCGGATAAATCTTTCAATCCGGTGGAATCATAAAATACCTGCGCTTTCGGGAAAGTCTTTATAGTAGTAGCCAGCGCGTCAAGCCTGCTTTCTACTTTTTTTATCTCCGCTTCAACGGCGCTATTGTCTATTATCGAGCTAATTAAATCTTCAGCCATTAGTTATATTTTTGGAGTTGACGTTCTTTTATTTTCATCTCAGAAATGTAGTTATTGAATATTTGCGCGAAGTCAAATACAGTGGTAGTTTTACGGTCGATAGGGTAGCCTTGATATTTGGCCAGTGTAAGCACTGTTTTTATGAATTCATCTTCACTTTGTTTTTTGCCGGTGGTAGTTTTATTTAACCGGTTAAATTCATCCACCAACTCACCATGATCGAACACTTTTCGTTTGGCAAGGGATGTAATTAGGTCTAAGGCTTTTTGATAATTTTCGTCTGCAAATTGCGGCACATCATAACCTAATGAGCGCACTTCATTTGCAATATCTTCATCGTATCGCAATTTTAGAAAAGGGATAGTGTAATCGATGTAAATAATATGGTGCTCCAGAATAGAAATCTCCCTTTGCAGTTCAAATAACGCATCGGCGTTTTCAGATTTTACAAGGCTGGACCACTCAAATAGAATCTCATTCCATGCACTGTGTATTTCTTCATTTTGGGTGCCGGAAATAAGTAAACCGGAAAGGTCATTATTACAATAGGCTTGAATAAACGGATCAAGATAAAGCGTCTTGCATGTACGGTGATATATAGCCGGTGATGGGCATTCCGGGCTCTGTGGCAATGTTGAGGTTTCCTTGTTCGTCTCTGTATAAGGCGACTGTTTTATTTTGCTCTTTTGCCATTGTTTTGGCAATCTGAATTGTTTTTTCATCGTTTGCCTTTTGTTGTGTTATGGCCGAATTGCACCCGATACATCCGTTATCTGCCATATATTTTGTATTTTTGCTTCATTGGTTGATGGGAAACCCGCCCATTAAAAAAGGTTGACAGTAAAATGTTGGCCTTTTTTCATAACATCAACTTTTCTTTTACATTTTTAACCAATACCGGCCTCAATTTTCCGGCATACTCCGATTTGCTTTCCTTGTCCAGCCCAAACGGATCGTATTTCGCTGTTAAAGCATCGTTTTTTTCATCGGTTGAGCTTGTACTAAATGCTTCCGGCGTTACTTTCGTTTGAAAGTAACGATAAAAGGCGCCTGTTAATTTCAAATCGGGTGTTCCTAATCCCGGTAATGGGTTCATTTCATTCTTTGCCCGTGCGTATTTAACCGACCGATATCGCCTTATTTTCTTCCCTTGCCCATCCAAACCGTGATACATTTGGTCTTTTTGAATCTCAGTAATAGTTTCCTTTGTTTCAACAACAGATTCATAGCTCACTTCCTTAACGTTTAAGGACTGCATTCTTTTTATCATATCGTTTACTGTTGCCATTGCAAAAAAAGCCCACGTTAAGCAGGCTTTTCGGATTACTTTTTCAAAGGATTTTATTTTGCCGGTTTTTCCTGATGTTTAATCTTTTCGAAAGCCTGCTTTAAAAAGGCGATCTTATTTTCTTTTGAACCGTACGAATCCGGAACTGAAGCTAATTCGTGTTTGATAAACTGTTCCTCGGTGAAGTTCTCAAAATGAGTTGCGTTGAAAGAACTCTTGTCTATCTTTACTTGTCTTGTCTTTGCCATAAAATAATTTTTTAAAGATTAAGATTTAACTGCCTGCACCGGCCCTGTTGATTCAAATCCATCTACACCCAACGCTTTTAAAGCAGCAGCATCCACTAAGTCAATATTCACTTTGTCGCCGGCTGTGAGCGCTGTAAACGCTGTTGAATCCAGTGTTACTACGAAATACTTTGATGTGCTGTTGTAGGTAACGGAGGTGATTGTAATATCGGCACCGGTTTGCGCGTTTGTTGCGGCCCACGCGTCAATATTTGCAATCTCAGTAGAATAATTATCTCCCAGGCTCTTTCCACCGGCTGCGGTAGCTGAAATATTAGCTACGTTGGTGGCCTGTGATACGAGTTTTAACTCAGTATCGATAACCCCCGAAATACCAAGTACAGTTGAATCCAATTGCACAAAAGCAAGGTTTTCTTTGTACTCAGTAATGTCGTTAAGAACCACTGAGAAAGGATAATTTGAAGGAGTGGAAGCGTTGGCGAACTTGGCCAACTGAGCTTTAAATTCTGCCAAAGAAAAACCGGTAAATAAACCATCGGTTGTTTTGGTGCCGTAAACCACATAAGCATCATCAATAATCATTAAAGTGAGATTACTATTTTCTGCTTTTGAGAGCTGCTTATGATACATTTCTCCCTTTCTATGCTGAAAATCAAATGAAGGAACGCCTTCCTGCATGGTAATTTGCTGGATGCTTAAATTACCAATAGCGGCCTTAGTTGCAGCTGTGGAAGTGTCCTCAAAATTTGAAATAGACATGATAGGGTAAACGCGAGATCCTCTTGGGGCCCGTGTAGCGGTTTTTATCGCAGTTACGGCGGCGGTAACGGATGCAAAATCAGATTCACTGAATCCTACACCTGCATCTAAAAGAAGTAAAGCCTTCGGGGCCTTACGGATAACATCACAAAGGGGAAAACCTGAATTAAAGGTTCCTGTTGACCCTCCACAATTTGGTAAATTTATTATGCTTGCCATGTTTTTTAATTTAATTAATTGAACAATTTTGTTTGTTTGATATTTTTAATTTTAAGTTTGATATCTCCGTGCAATCGAACACATCATTTATTATATTTTGCTGATCTTCACCCCAGTAGTACCTGTCTGTTACGTTGTGCGGTAAATTATCACCCATCAATCCATCAAAAATATTTCCTGCGTTAAGAATCTGGTTAATCAACTCCCGATAAATTGGATAAAGAACCGGTTTAAAAGTTTTATCCATTCTTTCCGACGCTCTCAATCCTTTTTCTGATTCCTGAATAATGAATATCCTGAGCGTTGTATCTCCGTAATAACCTCCATCCTTTCTATTGATCGTAAAAGGCTGCACCAGCCAAACCAGCGGATATTTTTTTGCACTGAATTCAATCGTTTTGGAATATTCTTTTAATGTATTCTGCAATTCCATCAGGTACCCGTATTGATAATTGATGTCAAAGGCAAGTTTGGTATTCAGGTTTTTAACCAGCGTGCCAATTTCGTCAACTAAAAAATATTCCGGATGATTCATAACGTAATCGGTTTAAAAAGATTAATTCTATTTCTGCTACTGCCGAAAATATTAAAACTGTAAAGACTATTAATATACTCAGGGTAAGTACCCGTATTTGCATTCATAAACTGATACAAGTCCACATTCATCCGGGCCATCTCATTCCATGCGTGTGTCATCTTTAGCTTGGGTGAAGATGCTACGTCTGCCTGAGGCGTTACTTCACCGGCTCCCATTGTGAACGAAACCGAATCTTTCAGGTACTGATAATAAACGTAATTCGCAATCGGGCTTCTTTTATACACACCGCCTGTAGTTACACCTATCACTTTTCTTGTAATCAAAACTTCATCGGTCGGCCCAAAAACATCCGGATAAATCAAGGCTATCTTACCAGTTGCTGAATCAAATGTGTAATTAGTAGGGTAATAATATGTTCCATTCCGGAATATGTTGAAATCGTCGATAGTAAGGCCTGCAAGTGAACCAATCACCACAAAGGAATCTCCTGCGCTCGGTGTAATAATTCCTCCGTCACCAATCTTAAATCTTATATCCGAAAAAGACTGATCAGTATATACCACCTGAGACCCATCGCTATTAAACACTAAGCCCCTCCATTTTTGCACTACTCCATCCCATTGATATTCTTTACCATCTCTCAAATCAATGAATCGTTGTTCCGGTGCTTCTGATAGCATAGCTGCCTTAAAAGCCTTATATAGCGAATACCCCAATAATCTTGTTAAAAACTCATCTTCAAATTTTTGAATAAAAAGATTCACCGATGCAATTACTGCCGGGCTTGTTATTTGCCCGATAGAAAGATCACCTTGAAAATATGATGTGTCAATTGTCATCTTGGATTTCTTCCAATAAATTTTGCGGCTGTTGTGCCTGTTACGGTTGTTGCCCCTGACGTTATAATTCTGTAATACGTATAAACAGGATTGCTTAAAGTCCACACAGTGGAATTAACAGTAATGTTTGAATTTGTAAGCGTGTCAATAGCGACATAATTAGCGCCATCAAGGCTACCCTGTAAAACGGACGTTCCTGCCATAGTTCCGGTGGCTTTAGTGATCACCGGCTGAATTCCTACAATAGAATAAGCGTTCGCTGTTGAAAAGCTCATCGTGTCTGCGCTGGCATTTAAAATTGCGCCAGTTGGATTCGATGCGGTATGACGGAAACTCTGACATATCCCCGCAAAGGAGAAAGACACGAGCATTGATAAGAACAATATTTTTTTCATTTTTTTGATTTTTGCGGTTTTCGTACAGTATCGCCTTCAGAGGCTATTCCCAATGAGATAAAGTGTTGCGCTGTTTCGGGAGAAACTTCTTTGATATCTCCCTCATTGAAGTGCTTGGCTCCTTTCCAGTCTTTAGGATAAGAGATGATCACCTTTACCATTGTGTTTTTAACTTCTTCTTGAGGTGCTATTGAAAGTGATACTGTATGATGAACCATGATTAATTAATTTAAGCTCCAATTGCTGTTTTAACGGTTGCGAAATCCGGGCCTTTCACGATTGCCACCTTACGGATATTTGAGATGTAATCAAAATAGAACTGTTCAAGTACGACTGAGTACATATTCTGTGCAAAGTCGGTTCCGTTGTAACCTACACGAACGATCAAACCACCGCGAAGTAAAATGTTGTATTGTTTCAGATCTCCTACGAGTACATCGTTTGCAGCCATGTCTGGATTTCCCACGAACCCAATTCCGTTAAGCACAGCGGGAGGATTCAGGTAAGAATTTTGTGCATTCTTAGTGATACCCATGCGATACTTTTTGAAGGTAGAGGTTACAGCGGCATTAGCAACAGCACCGAAAGTAGCGTTGTCAACCTGTGCAGCCATAGCGGCAATTACATCAAAGTCGTTTGCGTCCGGAACGGGTGTACCACCCTGAAACGAAACTCCACTATTGTAAGCTGTTGCAGCGGCAATAATATTCGGGAGAATTGCAGCGTTTACCCTGTTGATCACATCAACAGCAGCTTTACCGCGGATATCGCTTTCAAGCTGAGCGAAATCAAGTGCAAATTCTTGTGTAAATCCTACTAATGCAGCCTCTTTTTTGTAAGTCTGACTGTTTAACTGATACTTATACTGAACGCTTGGTTTTGTGCCACCTTCCTGAACTGTTGCTGAACTGCCGTCTTTTGCAAGCTCATCAAACCACATCGCAAAAGGCATAGAGCTATTGAAAGAAGCTCTTATAGTGCGGCAAAGATCAAATACCCATGAACTGTTACGATATTGAGAATTGATTTCAGAACCGGCGCCAACTCTTAACAAGGTGGCAGCATCCAAAGATTGAGTAATGGAAGCGACATTACCTGCTCCAATTCCATCAATAGATGCATTCGGTCCGGCTGCTTTGGTGGTGTCAAAAGGAGCCATCACATAATCGCCTTTTTTATTCATGTTGATCATAAAGGTTTTCTGGCCCTGGCCGTTGGAGTAGATTTTTCTCAAATCTTCCTTGTTTTCTTCAAACACTTCACCGATTGATTTGGTCCCAATTTGGGTGGTTTCCATTTTGGCAACTACTTCTGTTAAGGTAGTGCCTTGTTTTGCGGCAATTTCTTTGATTGCATTAACGGCCTTATCAGCAGCCTCTTTGTATTCGGTGAATGATTTTTCGGTAATTAAATTACCATTTTTTACGGCCTCCTCAGCGAAAGTTTTTACTTTCTCCTCATAAGCTTTCAGTTCTTTTTGAACCGTTTTTGTAGCCTCATCACCGATTGTTTCGAGCAAGGCTGACTTTTCTTCTGTTGTCATTTTTTAAAAAATTAAATGTGAATGAATTTTGTTTGTTTTATCATTGTTAAAAAAGACTTGCTCTCCGGCTCTTCATGAGTGCTCAAGGGCGGCTCATTTTTAGTGGAATCTTCTTCGTAATCAGATACTTGTAGTGTAGGTGTCATCGTATTGGATGCAAACAATACCGCGCTTCCCTCAATTACCTGTGCTTCAAGTATTGCCCAGAAATACCCTTGGTCGATTGCGTCTTGTTTATTCGCAATCATTTCTATATACTTATCCCAGTTCTCCTGTTGAACCGGATAATCTTTATCGTTAATACAGGTAACCATTTTAACGTACCTCATCCCAACGCTGTGTTTTTTTACATATCCCTTCTGGTATTGACCGAACATGTATTCGTTTCGGTCTTTATCGATAACCCCGGTAAACGCAAGCGCTTCGGTTGTTCCCGGTATGTTAATTCCTAAATCTTTCCATTGCATAGACTGGGTAACGGCGGTGCATCCTTCGGCGATTACATCTTCAAAACCTCTTTGATGATTATCGAGCAGGTAAAAACCGTTCTTATTATCCGCGAGTGATTTTTTCCAGATTCCCGGAATATGAACATCCAAATGACTGTCGAACCAATTAGTAGTATTTATTACTACCTGAACTTTAATTTTATTTAGGTCAATTTGTGTTTCTGTGATCTCCGCCTTATCAATCAATTGACCTTTTTCATTGATAAAAAGAGGCACTGAAAAAGCGCTATCTGCTCTTTTTATTTCACTTTTTTTAGTATGAAAAATCAAACTTTCATTCTTAACAAGAAAATCAAAAAGCGCTTTCCCCGTAAGATTTTCAGGTAGTTTCATTTTTTTATAATTTCATTTGAAGCAAGTTGTTTCTCTTTCACGGCTTTTATTTCTTCAAGTATTTTTTTGTCTGTTTTATCCATTATTTTGAGTTTGAATTGTGTCCGGAGCCCCACCCTTTGAACCTCCGCCAAATATTTTACCTTCCTTTACCCAATCATCATAATACACATCTCCGCCATCTATTGCATCGAGTTCGGTTAATTTTCTCCATTCGTTTGCCGTGATCACGTTATTTAACCATTGTATCTGGGCACCAGTATTGGCGTATTGCAGTGCACGGCCTGCGGCAAGTTTATCATCCTGTATTACAGTAATATGGGAAAAATCCTTTTCAATTTTTACATTATTCTTTTCTGCCTCAAAGGCTTCAGCTATCTGCTCATAGATCATTTCGGCGAAAGGAATAACGAAATCCTGATAAAGGATTTTCTGAAACTGCGCGGTTTCGGTTCCGTTCATTGAACTACTCTTGGTGTTTGCGAGTAGCTTAAAAGGATAGTTTAACGCATCACAGATAACCATTGTATCATCTTCTGCCCATTCTGTCAACATCAGGTCCCGATAAGGAATACCCATTTGCTGCCACTTCAAAGAACTACTGGAGATAATGAACTTCCATTGATTACTTCTAAGTCCATACCTCGAAAGTTCATTCTGAATTTCCTGTTTCTTATCTTCATCCATCGGAATGTTGCCCATAGGATCTTTTTCCGGTGTCAATATTCCAAGAGCCCCCCGGTAATTGATCAACATTCCCTTTGAGTTATAAATACCTATCAGATTAGAGATGTTCTGCTGAATAGGCTTTATCGGGCTTCCTGGCAAAAAGAGAGTATCAAACCCTGGTGTTATTTCGCGAAGGATTATTACGTCATCAGGGTTTAGGTTACTCTCTTCATTGCCATACTTTACAGTAATGGAAGAAATAAAACCTTTTTTTAAATTATAGAAGGTTTGTTTGGCAAACTTGAATTCACACATATATGGTGGAATGATCCATAAGGCTGTAGCATCTTCATTTGGGAATCCTACCGGCTTTATTGGCAGAATCACACAGTAGCCGAATAATCTTAAATAAACTGCTATCTGCGCTTCAAATTGTTTTCCATTTTGCAAAGCATTCGGGCTGGTAAGCAATCTTCTTACCTTGTTCGCGTATTCAGATGTAGCTTCTTTTTCTTTTCCTTTGCCTTTTAGATTTGTGATAAAGGTCCTACCGTTTGTGAACGCATAAGACTGTTTATTTACAATTGAATAAACAGGAGGGCAACATTCATAAGCTTTCACTATATCATCAAGACCATTATATGAAAAATGGACATCTAACCCGCCAATTCCTGCACTGTCAAAGAGCCATCCGTTATTACCAAATGGAGTTCCACCGCTTCGGTAGTTTACGGGATTAATAATTTCTGTGTCCATGAAGTTGCCAAAACCAAGAAACGACTTTACAACACTACTATTCGCCCCGGCGATTCTTGTTATCAGGTTTCTTTTATCCATTTGCTATAACTCGGTATAAAAATAATTTTAGCTAAAATGGAAACTTATTTTTGGGGGAGGTTGATAAAAAAAGTACTTTTAGTAAACGAATAAATAAAGCGATTTTATGATAAAAAATAAAATAAGACAAACGAGGTTTAAATCAATTGTAAGGATTAATAACAGCATAAAAGACGAAGACGCGAAGAAAATTATTATAAACATTGCCAAAAAAAGCAGGGCACTAAATCTAAAGAAAGGAATTCGCTTAATGAATGCGAGTGCTATAGCAGGGTTGAATGGTACGGATTTTATAGAAGATAAATATTCAGTAATAATAAGTTTCGATTGCTTTAAGGTGCCACGAATTGTGTCTCACTATTTATTGAGAAAAACAGCCAGCTAATAAACCTTATCGGGGAAATAAAAAAGCACCCTATTTCTAAGGTGCTTTAGGGGCACATTTTGGAAGTACAAAACGGCATCGTCCACCACTTCATTTTTCTACGGAACAAAGAAACCGACCTGATCGTGACAATATTCAGGATTTTTACTTTTTAATCAAACCCCATATCATTCTTGACAATCTGAAGGGCCAAATAACGCAATCCAGCAAGAATCGCAATCCAATCATTACAGGCGGCGCTTTATAGCCTGTTAATTTTGCTTTCTCAATGCTGTCAACAGTGAAATTGAAGGCAAAAAAGATTGTTAGAATTATGTAGGCTGTAATCATTTTAAATATCTTTTAGCCAAATGAATAACATACGCTGTTGCCGGAATAAACCATAAAACGCAAACTGTTATTTTAAAAATAAGTTTGTCCGGCGTTGCCCAGATATATCTTTTAATGATTCCATAGGCAATAATTGCAATTCCTAAAAAATAAATTATAATAAATAATTCTCGTATCATTTTTATACTTTTTTTATTATTCCTAAATACTGAAGATATTGCCCTATGTACCGGGCCGGATCACACAAATGATTATCAACATCCTGTGGCTCCTCTAAAATTACACCATACCTGTCAACATCACGGCTGTAATTTTCCTGTTCATACTTCAAATTTACCGAAGTATGAGTGTAAAAAACTTTCAGGTTGTTCAATAGGTCTATTCCATCTATAATTGATCCCGGCGACTTCATAGCTGGCAATGCTGGCCATCCCGCTTTCCTTAACGCTGCTATCTTTAATGGCCTGTTAGTATCGCAAACGATTGGATTCTTTTTGCTCACATTGAGCTTATTAAACACAAAAGATACTATCCCTTCATCCATTGCGTTTATTTGTTGCAATTCAACAGGCGTTAGCTTTTCACGGATATTATTTTCACTTAAATAATTCAGTTCATGAAGATAAAGGCATCCATCATAATATTTAGCTTCTACGATCCCCCACGGATCAACAGTACCCCAGTCAACGCCAATATAAGTTTTTGCATCCAGCGCTTTGTATTCATGTTCTGGTATTTCGGCCCACCTGAATATTCTGTTAGGTTTCTCCGCTTTTAATCCTAAGCCGTAAACCATCCAGTTAAACTCATTGGCACTTTTCTTTAGTTCATTTTCCCGACACCGGCTTAATTCTTTGATTTGCTTTTCGGTTAAACTAAGTGGATTGATTTCAATATTATATTCCCTGGCTTCACTTTCGGTTAATATTTTACTTTCAACAACTTCGCATAATTTAACCGGCTGGTAACTGAGTATTTTCGTTCGCTGTTCATCTGGGCAAAAAGGGTTGTCTTTAAATGTCGAATGAATTACTAATGTTCTTTTGTCTTTCTTGATATCTTCAATCCAGTGAGCTTTCTTTGGATTCCAATCAATAAAAATAAAATCTGATGTTCTTTGGTCTATCTGGTCGAATGTGTCGCGGCTTATCCGGTAAGGTTCATTAAACCAAGCTACATCTTGCGTTAAGCCGTGCACAGTTTCCTCATCATCAGTTCCGTGAATTTCGAATGTTGATCCTGTATTATAAGTGAAAATGGATTCTGTCTTATTGAAATCTTGCCCAACTTTGTATCGATTGGTTTTTTTGAGATGCTTTAGGGTGTCGTTTAGAACTGTTTTCTTGCAATCAGTTTTTGTATCGCGCCATACTGTCATTCGTTTGTTATCATTGGCTCGCGCGTAAAGGTCGTAACAATCAATTAAGCTAATAGTCTTTGAGCTTCTTGAACTGCCTTCATTGATAATATATTTATATTTTCGTTGAGGAACTCCGGATTCATTATAGATAGGTTGCCCATCTTTATACGCCATAGCATTTATGGCCTCCCAGTTCTTTTGAAAAACGATTGTAGCTTTCATTCACTTGGTGGGACTATTTCTATTTTGAGAGTTTGCGGAATATCATTGCCGTTTTTATCTGTATTCGCTATTTTTGTTGGTGCATAATCTCCTTCCATTTTATTAAGTTCGGCAATTGCGTTAATTCTGGCGGTATGACTTGCAAGTTCGACGAATTGAATCGTTTCAAATGATTTAATACCAGGGTTATATTTTACTTCAGTGTAAGGAACTTCTATTTCTCCTTTGATGATCTGGGTTAAATACTCTTTCCTTTCATCGGCGGTCATTATAGCCTTTTTACGGGCCTCAATAGCGGCCGCTTTGTCTACCTCAGCTAACTCCTTTTTAATTGTCTGCTGCTTGGCTAGGTGCTGTTGTTGTGCTATTTTCCAGTAACGGTCGAACGTTCTTTGGCTTAGTTGCCATTTTTTGCCAATTGTTGCCAATAATTTGCTCCTGTCTTTGCCAATTTCAATCCCTTTTATGATTGCATCAATTACTATTTGTTTAGTAGGATTAGGCATTACATTCTCCTTTTTTCAGTTACCTGCATTTTGCCATTAACAACTCTCTCTTCTAAAGCATAAACATACCCGTTCATTGCAATATCGGTCCATGCGTCTTTCACTTTGGAATATAATTCTTTCTCAAAATCGGTGCAATTTGGATGCGTTTCAACCCAAACATTAAAAGGTAGCATTGTTGAAAGCATATAAACTGCGTGCTCCTTCGCCGTGTCTTTCATTACGCCACCTAGAATGTTTGTTATGTTTTGGGTGCCAATTGCTTTTATTAAGAGAGCTTCTGTTCTGATTGCTTCTGTTTCTTCTAAATCACAATCAAAATAAATTATTTCAACATCATAGCCGTCACATAAAATCTCTTTGATACGGTTAAATTTGAATTGGTTTGAAGGTTTGTTTCTATTTACTTCTTTTATATGATCGTAAGGCCGATTTTTTGTTCCTTTCCCGATATAAAAAATTTGATCATTGCGCGGGTCAACCAATAAGTAAACAAAATATTTACTGCCAGGCATTAGACTAAATTCGCAGCCGGCTCTAATAGCCGCCTGGGTAGCATTTAAATCTTTCAGGTATTCAATGCAGAATTTTTCTTGCTTGGCTGTTAATTTTTTACCCATTTACCAACTCTTTATAAATTTTCTTTCGATCTTTATTCACTTCAATTTCGTCCTTCATATTAACGTAGCCTGACCACACTGATTTATGATCGCGGGCGAATAATCTACCAATATCTCGGAAAGGAAGGCATAGGTTATTTTTACAAACCACCCAAACCAGGGCCCGTGCTATACAATATTCTTCTTTTTGATTTCTGCCTTTAATTTCAGATGCCGGTACGTTAAGAATTTCACTTGCTTTTAAAACTAAATTCTCAACGATCTGAATTTGGCAATTATTCATGAATCCAAATCTCTATAATTTGGGGGAGATAATAAACAAAACACTAAAATTATTAGCCTTTTATGCTAACTTTTTTGTGATAAACAAATACAGGTCGTCAATTGAGAGAATTTCGCAAACAGTTGTAAGATGTGATAGGTTGGGGGTGCTCCGGCCCTCCTCCCAGGCGGCATATCTTTTAACACCAACTTTGAGTTGTCGCGATATGGTGGTTTGGGTAAAGCCTTTGTTTTTTCTTTCAGCCTTTAAGTTGTCAGCAAAAACGCCTTTCATGCTTCAAAATTATTTAATTTTTTCTTTCTTACCTAAATCTTCGAGGGCCTTTCTGATCACATTAGATTCAGAATCATTTAATTTTTCGCATAGCTTTTTTAGAAGCTGATCTGTCTCAGGCGCCATGCGAATAGATTTGCCTTTCTTCTTAATCATAGCTCAAATGTACGGTATATTATTTTAATATGCAAATACTAATTTCTGTAGCCAAATGTTAAAGTTTTAAAAAGATGAAAAAAGATTTGTCGTGTATGTTATTTTGATATACATTTGTATCACAAAAGCAAACAACATGAAAGCAATTAAAAATTTAGTAAGCAAAATCAGTGATCAGAAATTAGTAAAAGATTATAAGATCACAGAAGCTTTTTTCTTTAACGGAGAATTTTACATCACTTCTATCTGGCAATTAAATTTTGAAACAATTGCTAACCTTGAAAAAGAATTAGCTTCTTATAATAAATAATCAACATGAACACACTTCAAGAAATAACAAAAAGAATGCTGCACATTGAAAACGTAAATATGCAGTATAATAAAGAAACAAACTTCGGGCAAAAACCTAATGGCCAGGAAAAAGAAATTGAAAAACTTTTGAGTGAGTGGGATAGCCTGAAAATTCAAAGAAATATTTTAAAACAAGTAAAATAAACAACAATGAAAAATTTAATCAAAGCAATCAAAGCGTTTTTCTACATTTCTGACAATTGGCGCGAAATGTATTTATAACTACTTTTATAAACCGGCAAGCATAAGAAGCCACAGCGCAGCGAGAGCGCGGCCGGTTACTAATTAATAACAATTTAAAAATAAAGATCATGAAAAGTTTAATCAAAAACTCAATAATCCTGCAAGCTATTGACTTAGGATTTGATTTTGAGCAATTTACAGACGATACCAATTTACAAGAAGTAAACCAGGCATTACTTGATTTCTTTAATGAAAATTCTGAAAGATTGCCACGCTTAGAGGATGAATGTGAAGTTGCCAATAATGGCAGAACCCAGCATGTAAGCTACGGGGATTTTTGGGCTGATGGAGAAATCGTTGATTTTTCAGATAATTGGGATAAATCCCCTGATACAAAAGTCTTTCACTCTGATTTTGTGATGGAAGATGAAGGCATAATGAAAAACATGAACCTTTATTATCTGGTTGGTGAAACTGATTATAATGCGCCTGACGGTTATTATTATAGCAAGAAAGCTAAAGGTCATGTAAAATTTGAGGACGAATAAACACCCGCCATTTAGACGGGTGCAAAGCAAATGTATTGGCTTACAAATATTGAAGAAAAAACAAAGGATTTTAAAAGTAAATATTATTTAAACTTAAATTATTATTTTAAACTATAAATTAAAAAAAAATGGAAACAATTGACCGTTTTTTTGAAAAAAGAGAAACCCCTTCTCACTTAACATTTAATAAAAAGTTTGGCGATGTAGTAATGTTGGATGGTAAATACCAATTAATTACAGGATTCGGGGCTTACAATAACCAAATGTGGACAGAAAAAATCTTCGAGGATGGTTGTCATTTGGGCGCAGGTAATTACGAAAATATTGAAAGGGCGGTTATTATAACAGACAATAATATTCGTAATTTAGTAATTGACGCCTACAAAAAAGAGTTGTCAGAAAACTATTACAGGTACTTATCAAAAGAGATTGGGGAGGATAAATTAAATTCTCACCTTTCCCAATTTTCATAGTCAATAAACAAACAAATACTTCACATTTTTAATTTCAAACCATAAAAGCGTGACTAAAAAACAAAAGAAACTTGTCGAAGATGTAAAAGCAGAGCTACAAAAGTATGCTGAGCATTCGGATTTTGAAATTGCACACGAAAAGGCAGATGCGTTAATTGTCAATTTGCTTGAAGGTATTGGATTGAGAGACGTGTCAGACATATATAAAAAAGTTTGTAAGTGGTATGGGTAAACAAATAGATACTTCACGTTAAAATAGCCCACCTAACTTTTTTACTTTATCATTCTTTCTTTCTTCAAAGTTTAAATCATAAACTTTTGCTATCATTTTACCTGATTTATGACCGGTTAATTCTGAAACTTCTTTAACTGGATTATATTGTTTGTCTAACCTATCCATCATTTCAGTGATACTTTGATGCCTGAGGCTGTTTAGCTTCACATTGATATTTAATTTTTCAACTGGCACATGCTTCTTTCTTGAATTTTCTTTTCTCTTTGTCTTTAGTGTGCCGTTGACGTGACGCCGCCAGGCCCTACCGAATTGTTCACTATTTTGCTGCTTTACTCCTGGCCTCATACCGATTGAAAATAGATAATATTCATCTGATTTGCATTCGCTAAGAATTTCTTGCCACAAGAATAATGCAGCATCAATGATAGGCCTTCTTATCCATCTTTCCTCCTGGCCTTTCTTCACAAGATAAAGGCACGATTGATCTTTTAGATTTACGTGCTTTTTTTGAACGCGGTACAATTCAATTTGACGGGCATCAGAGGTAAAGAATATCTGCATTAATCGCCATAGATAATAATAATTTGACCTCAAATAATTATTAATAATTGTTCTTTGCTCATAAGTTGCCAAAATTCTTTCATTCTTTGTGATTTTTTCTTTCTCAATGTCTTTTAGCGGATTAGTTTCAACAGCTTCCAGTTTGAATAAAATTTTGTACAATTTAATAAGCCATTTGCGGTAAACATTTTGTCTGTTTTTGGTAAACCTGGAATTATCTTTTTCGCATTGCTCAAATATGGCAACGAAGTGTTTCCGGGATATCTCTTTAATTGGCTTTTTATCGATCCCTAATTTTTGCGCTGATAAATCCACGCCTTTAATTACACTTCTTATGTCTGTAAGTGTGCCGGGCACCGCTTTTATTTTTTCAAACGCTTTATTCAGGGCCGAAATAAATGGCGTATCAGGTGAAAGTTCGCCGGTAGCTTTGTGAATTATTTCTTTCTTGAACGGGTTAAAGCCTTCCATCAAGAAATTTAATTCAAGCTGTTTTATTTTTTTGACCTCCTTTAATCTTTCCGCAACCGTTCTCAGGTGATTCATCCCCCGTATCTGTCTTAGTTTAGGTTTTGGGAATTCCGGGTCATAAAAGGAATAAAAAATTATCCAGTCTTTTCCAATATCGAGGTTTTTTGGCGCCACTCTCATTTCTGAGATGTAGCAGCCATTGGGAAGGTTTATCATTTGACCTTTTATTTGAGTTTGACCATAAATGAGCGTTTTTATTATTCTAAAATTCTTGAAACGCTTACCAGTTAAGACTTCGGGCAGAGCGGAAGACGGGACTCGAACCCGCTACCTACAGCTTGGGAAGCTGCACACCCTAAATTCAAAACCCCTAACTGATTAATAATCTATCCATTTAATATCTAAATTTTATTAATAATATACCTTTTTGAACGGTTTTATTTGAGGCGTTATTTGAGGTAAAAAAAACACTTTTATATACATTTTTAAAATCATTCTTTTTTAATAAAAATCTTTTCTATTTTGCAGAAAATTGATTGCGTTTTTCGGATAAGACAAAAACTGGTAATTTTTAATCCCCAATCCCGAAAACCCGAACGCTATAGGCGTAGGCTTTTGGACTTGGGGAGGCGATACCAGTTGCCTGTCTTTTCATCTGTCCTACGCCTTTTAATTTACAGCTTCGCTAAATTGTTTATCAAAATTTAACTAATATTATTAGCTATTTGCTAACTTGCTAAAAAAAACGTCATGAAGAAAAAGACTAAAAAGAAGAAATCTAAGATTCGTTTTTCATTGTCTCAAGAATATGCTTTAATTCGCCTTCAGCAATTCTGTCAAACTCCAATGCTACTTCAGCATAAGGCCGCTTCGTGACAAATACTTTCAATTCTATAAATTCTGCCCTTAATGTTCTTAGCATCGACTCAATAGCAGCGGTAGTTGCTACCCTTTGCCCTAATATTTGATTAAAATTCCCCTCTATTACGATTGGCTCGCTGATTGGATGGAAAACATCGGAAAACTTTTTAAAGATGTAGTTTGGTACATTTTTACGCCCATTCTTCACGCTGCTAAACATCGACTTTTCCCAACCCAGACGCTCAATAATTTCTGCATAATTCTTTACTTCCCCGGTAGAAATAAGATTTTCGCAGGCTGCTACAAATTTTTTTGATTTTTCTGTCTGTTCCAACCTTTTGTATTTCAAAGTGTTATAAAAGATGCAAAACTAATTTAAAAAAAGTTTAAAAAAGTTGTCCAAAATGTTTTGTTATTTGAAAAACTTGTTTTACTTTTGGTAAACAATTCACAACAGATGCAAAACTTAAAACAAATACTTGCCGAAAAATTGAAGGTATTGGGTGAAAGCACAACTTCAACAGAGAAAGACGATGTCATGAAGTCGTTGAACATCTCAATGCCGACATTTTACAAATATATTTCAGGGGATGTTGAAAAAATAGGAAGGATTGACACAGCTACCGATTTAGTTCAATTGTTGTCTGTGAAGGTCAACGCAAGAATTGAAAAAATCCGGGAAACAAATTTAGTGTAATTATTAATATAACAAATTTTATTTATGGTAAATCAAAAAAAATTAGAAAGTCACATCACCAGCATGGAAGCAGCGGCAAAATTAATGCTTAGTGAGGCCAGGAAAGTAAGATCAATGATTGAGCTAAAAGACGATCATGTTAAGATTGATGTGACAGCGATAAAGTTTTACCAGCGGCGGCAAAGGTCGCTAAATAAAAAAGCCTGCGGCAAACAGGCTAATTAATAACAATCTAAAAGCTTCGAATATGAGCAAAAATAATAAACTTTTCGAAATAAATGACTTCACATTATTTGATGAAGAAATAGAGGTCACAGTAGAACGCTGCGAACGCGAAAAAACAATCTCAGTGCCACGGGCCCGCTTTGAAAAATGGCTGCAAAATACAGACCGCTTAGACTACTGTAATGATTATGCAGACTGCCAGGGTGAGCATGTACAACAAACCGGAACCTACTCAATAGAAGATTACTGGAGCGACATCAACATTGAAAAGAAAGTTGATTTGTACGAATTCATTGTTTTAAAAATGATGGACGTGCGAAAAATCTTCGATATAGAAACGCCTTTGAAACAAATTCTTGCACACGCTTAATTATAAACAATGAACGACCTCCAACAAGCCAGAAAGCTTCTCGAAGATAAAATCGCCTTGACTAAGGGCAACATTGAGCGAAAGAAAAGAGAATTTGAACGCCTAACAAAAGAGGCCCAGGAAACAAGCGAAATAATCGTAACGCTTAATCAGGAACTCTGGAAGGATGAATTTGCTCTTGAAGCAGTGAACGAAGAAATAAGCCGAATTCCTACGCTTGCAGTTCAAAAGACAAACCCACTTTGGAAAACATTTAAAATAGGCCTTGCTTGCCTGTTGCTTACCTCAACCTCATTTGGACAGGCATTTATTGATTTTGGTGGCGGGGCTGCTCAGATTATTAAATCAAAAGAAGTTAATGATTGTACTGTTCCAATGATGAACATTTCAGCCGGTTATCAGTTCTCAAATATAGTAATAGCGGGAGTTATTGAGCCTTCATTAAGCAGGGTAGTAAATGCACCATCCTACTTGGGCGCGAAGATAGGCTACAATATTCGCGGGTTTATTCCTTCTGTTGGAGCACTCTACAATTACCGCAATGCAGACGATGTGAGCGTGAACCGATGGGAAATAGGTTATGCTTTAAAATATAGATTCCAATTAGGAGACAATGGCGGCTTATTCGCAGAGACGATGTACGCATCAAGTTCTTATTCTTTAACGGCTGGTTTTAATTTTCAATTTTAATGGAACTACAAGATCAGGTTTGCACATTTACGCAGGCACAACGGCTTAAAAATATGGGTGTTGCTCAATCATCATATTTTATTTACAGACATTGGAGAGGTAATGGCCAAATTATAGTTGATAAGCGAAAAGATAAATATTTCGATTATGCAAGAAATAGAAACATAGCTCCATTTACGGAAATTCTGTGCTCTGCTTTTACTGTTGCTGAATTAGGAGTTATGTTGCCAAGTGAAACCCTCACAATAAGGAGAGGTAGTGAATACTCAGAATGTCCAAATTGGGAATGGGAAAATGAAGGACAACAAAAAGGTTGGGGATGCTTTGATACAGAGGCTTCTGCAAGAGCAGATCATTTGATAATGCTTCTTGAAAACAATCTTATCAAAGTTGAAGAAGTAAACGAAAGATTAAAATAATGCACGTAATAACCCCTGCTGATTTAAAGAAATTTCAAATAGAAAATTACACGGAATTATTGAAAAATCCGCGCTCTGATAACCACAAGGATTTTTTAAAACAACAATTAAAACAACTGCAAAATGAACCCGATAATTCAAATGTGCTTACTAATAGTAACCATAGTAATAGGAACCATAACTCTTGCATTTGCAACAGGGTATCTGATCTGGTATTTTTCAGAAGATAGGAAAAAAGTGGATAAGCAAATAAAAGACGGTGATAGAATGAGTGATGATGTAAGAAACTGGAAAAATTAAAAAACATGGCAGCAGGAATAGTAACAATAAACACAGACGCCTCATTTAGCTACAATCATCATAAAGCATCATACGCATTTTGGATAGTATCTGATTATGGTAAATTATGCAGGTATGGTATATTAAAAGGTGAAACAAAGACACCTACGCATGGAGAATTTAAATGTATAGTTAATGCCCTTCACTGCTTGTTTGTTTACTTGAAATGGCCGGTAACTATGATTATAGTAAATACGGATAGCATGAATAGCATTCACTTGCTTAAAAATGATAAACAATCCATACGTAAATACAGAATAGGTAAAAATCAATTTAAAGAAGAATTGGCTGCATGGCATAGAATAAATGGCAGGTATATCGCAAATAAAATAAAAATTGATTTCAGGCATGTAAAAGCACATACGACTACCGATAATGCAAGGTCGTGGGTTAATCAATGGTGTGATGCAAATGCTAAAGCGTCCCTATTGAAAGAATTGAAAAAAAATGGATTTGGCTTCCAATTGTAAAAATTAACTCTTATGATATACTTAATCATTATCGGGGTAGATGCCATATTAGTTGGCGGTGCAATGATTGCGATTGATTTGCACGTGAAAAAGGAGTTGAAGTTGAGAGATAAAATTCAAATCTTAAAGCAGAAAAGAATCCAGAAAAGAATAGAGATGTGGCACGATGCAGATAGATTGATTGAAAGTTTAAAAATTGAATCAGAATGAGTGCCGAACATATACAATTATTATCAGACTATAATAAAACCCTCGAAGATTTATTTGAGGCGCGGCAAAAAATAAAAGAGTTGGAAAAAGAAATTGAGAGGTTGAAAAGTGAAAAAGTTGAAGATAATCCGGATTATACTTATCTCAGGATTTATTAAAAGAAGTTCTTTAAAAGATGGGATGGTGAAATTGGTAGACACGCCTACGTGGGGTAGGTGGTTTGGTTAGCTCCAAACTTTGCGGGTTCGAATCCTGCTCCCATCACAATCTTTTAGTCAAACAGGAAAACGAAATGTTTTTCCGTAGCCTTCCTACAAGTAAGGAGAAAAGAATCGCCAGGTAAATACCGGATGGCAAAGCGGAAACTGTTAGACGCTTGACAACTTGGACAGTAAAACGGTATTGGTAAACATTTCTGACAGGCTGGAAAGACAGCCACTTTTTAAAAACAAGATCATTGAAAAAAAATAGTTGTGTTCTGTGTATGTGGCGTTGTAAGCCATCACATACAAAAAAGCTCGTTGTAGCCTAAGCAAAGTAAAGTGAAAGCCTTTGCCATACACAAGCACAACTTTTTAACTAAAAACAAAAAAATGAGTTTAGATGTTTATTTAATTACGAAAGAGCCACAAATTAAAAAGGCTTCATCTGGAATATTTGTCCGTGAAAATGGTCAAACAAAAGAAATTACACAGGACGAATGGAATGCAAAATATCCTGATAGAGAGCCGGTGAAATTTGAACAGGAAGCGACTGAAACTAATGAAGTTTTTTCTGCAAATATTACTCACAACTTATGTAGAATGGCCCACGAAGCCGGAATTTATGAAGCACTTTGGCGACCTCACAGATTAAAAGAATGTTACAATATTCCCGAAAACGACCACGAAGCTGAATGGAAGTTCGAAGAAGAAAATTCTTCAAAGGCAAAAGAATTAATTGAACCGTTGAGGCAAGGGTTGCATAGCTTGAAAATAGAACCTGAAAAGTACGAGAAGTTTAATCCTAAAAACGCGTGGGGTTCTTATCATGGGCTTGTCACTTTTGTAGAAAAATATCTTAACGCTTGTTACGAATATCCAGATGCCGATGTTAAGGTGTCAAGATAAACCAACAACAATGAAAATATTTAAACAAAAAAAGAAACATTACGAAAGGCTTATCAATCCCAAACCACGAACAGGATTAATAAGACAAGTAAAACTGAATTAAAGATTCTCATATCAAGCACAGTTAGTTACGGGGCTGGTTCCCTTTAGCCGGGCCCCTTTTATTTACATTAAAAAACAAAAAGATGAAAATCAAATTTGAAAGACAGATACGCAGTACATCTGAAGTAGAAATAGAAACTCCCTCTTATTTCAAAAATTATCTGAATCAGTTCTATTACATACATGAAGAAGGAATGCTTAAAATTTCTGGCGATTTAATCTGTATCACAAAAAAAGACGATATGGCAAAAGATTACTCTTTTAATGATCATCTATCCGGTCGTTACGACCCAGAAAAAATTTCTGAATCAGAATTTATGAAGGCTTACCAGGCATTTATAGAACAATGCAATTCAATAGTAGATGTACCCGTAGAGATATAAAAAAGGCTTTGTTACGAGCAAAGCCAATTATTAAAAGCCAAAAAACAAAAGTAATGGAAAATGAATTATCAGTCATTGAATCAGTTGCAGAATCTGCACTTAGTTTAATAACGAAAGCTGAAATAGATGTGCAGGTATCAACAGCAAAAGCCTTTCCGCGCTCAATAAAAATGTTTTTAGACCGTGCTATGAGTATGGCAACCATAAGCGAAAACGTTGCTGAATCATGTAATTACGCTCTACCTCGCGGCGGGAAATCTTTAGAAGGCCCAACGGTAAGACTTGCGGAAATCGTTTGTTCATCTTATGGAAATATTCGGGCCGGCGCCAGAGTGATTGCTAATGACGGTAAAACGATCACGGCACAAGGTATTTGCCATGATCTTGAAACAAATTACTGCGTAACTGTTGAAGTGAAACGCTCAATACTTCAAAATGAATACAAGAAAGATGCTACCGGGAAGTCAGTAAGAACCGGGAAAATGATTCCAATGAATGAAGATATGCAGGTAGTTACCGGAAACGCAGCTTGTGCGATTGCTTACCGTAACGCTGTATTTAAGGTAGTTCCGTCTGCACTTGTAAGTGATGTTTACGAACAAACCAAAAAAGTAGCAAGAGGAACCGCAGAAACGTTACCAGCTAAAATAAAAAAAGCAGTTGATTACCTGCACTCAATAAAAGTTACTGATAAACAAATCTGCGAAGTTTTGGAAATTAAAAAAGTGGAAGATATTGATTTGGATAAACTCGATATCCTTCGCGGTATGGTTACGCTGATTAAGAACGGTGAAAGTACAGTTAAAGAATTATTTGAAGTTTCTACAGGCGTTTCTTTAGAAGACTTGGAAATGCTTCTGGAAATGAAAAAAGAAATGCTGACACCCGAAGAAATTGAATCTGCTAACAGGATTATTGAGCACAAGGAAGAGAAAAGTTATTCTAAACTCCTTAAAACATTGCAATCAAAATGAGTATCATAAATAACGTAGTTAGAAACGGAAATTTAACCAGTAGCGAAATAGTTGCTGTTACAACCTTAGATCGCTCCGGCAAGAATCCAGGCAAGCCGTTCTTTACTTACGTGGAAGAAAAAAATATGGAAAGAAGGCTGGGCCGCTGTTTAGATTCAGAAAGTAACGCACGTCCATTGGTTTGGGGTAAATTATTAGAACCACGCGCTTTTGAACAGTTGGGGCTTGAATATTCTCTTAATTCAGATGAAACCCTTATCCACCCTGAAATTAATTACTGGGCCGGTAGCCCGGACGGGTTCAAATACGGTAAACAAAAAACCGTAATTGATATTAAAGCGCCAATTACGCTCAAATCATTTTGCCAGCTTGTACAGCCGCTTTATGATGGATTCAATGGCATGGAAGCAATGAATAAAATTCGCGAAACCCACAAGGACGGAGAAAAATATTTTTGGCAACTGATAAGTAATGCCTGTATTACGGATTCAGATTTTGCGGAACTTATCGTTTACGCTCCTTATGAATCCGAACTTAACGAAATAAAGCGTTCTGCAGAAGGCGTGGACGGTTGTATGTGGATTCAATTTGCCACAGAAAACGAACTGCCATTTTTAAAAGACGGCGGTTATTATAAGAACCTCAATATTATTCGTTTTGAGGTGGCCCAGGAAGATAAAGACTTCTTAACCGAACGCGTACGCCTTGCCGGTTCTATGCTAATCAATCCAGTAATGCTTGCAACCCGCGACAGCGAAGTAAATGCAACAATAGTAGAGTCCATAAATATTTCAAAACTTAAAAAATTACAATCATGTTAGATGTATTAGAACAGCCAACACAGTTAACCGTGATCGCAAACAAAATTGATTCAGGATTACAGGCTTTTGAACAAAGAAAATTGGAATTGATTGAACTGGAACAGGAAGCGGACGGTTTAAAAATTGAATCCTTAGAAGACAAGGAAACTATCAGTCAGGTATCTATCATCCGAAAAAAATTAAAATCTGCACGTGTAGAGATATCAAAGGAAGGAAAATCAATGAGAGACCCGCTCACCACTATTTCCAGAATCATTTCTGATAAAGAAAAAGAACTCATTGCAATCATTGAACCTACAGAAAAAAGTTTGCAGGAACAGGAAAAATGGGTGGAAGGTGAAAAAGAAAAAATTCGCCTTGCTGAAATCGCAAAGGAAGAATCCAGAATTCAGAAAAGAATTGATTCACTTGCTCAATACGGTTTTGAAATTGATTATTCCGACATCAAAAGTATGAGTGATGAAACTTTTGAAAAATATGTTGAGGCCGCTAAAGTTCAATTTGAAAAAGATCGGGCCGAAAAAGCAGAAGCTGAAAGATTAAGATTAGAGCAAGAGGAAAAAGAAAAAGCAGAGCGCGAAGCAGAAAGACTACGCATTGAAGCCGAAAGAAAGGAACTGGAGGAATTAAGAAAAAAACAGGCTGAGGCGCAAAGAATTATTGATGAACAAAACGCCAAAATTCAAGCCGAAAATAAAAGAATTGCTGATGAAAAAGCGGCAATTGAACGCGCCAAACAAAAAGAGATTGAAGATAAAAAACGTGCCGCTGAATTAAAGGAGGCGCAGGAAAAATCCGCCGAAGCTGCCCGTTTGAAAGCTATTCAGGATTTAAAGGAAAAGGAAGCTAAAAGATGGGAAGATGAACGTAAAGCAAAACTTGCCGCCGAAAGAAAAGCCGCCAGGCAACCAGACAAAATAAAAATTGAGGCTTATATCAGTTCAATAAAATCTATTCAGGTTCCCGAAATGAAAACCGATGAGGGAAAGGCTGTAATGGCTTCTATTCAGGAATTAATTAGCCGCTTTGATAATTATGCTACCGAAAAAGTAAACGAACTCTAATGTTATCTCAATATCTCATAGAACGCCAGAAACAAAAGCTCGGACTTGCAGTAAAAGAAGAAATTGAAGATAAGAAATTAGGAGATGCCTGGTTCAAAGCGAGGCGTAGAGAAATGACAGGGAAATGTTTGGTGTGTGGTGAACCTACCTGCAAAGGAATGGATGAATACAAACGTTCTATTGCTCACTTATTTGCTAAAAATAAACGCGCCTTTCCTTCAATAAAATGGCACCCGGACAACTGGATTGAGTTAGATTTTTACGGAAATAGCTGCCATACGAATTTTGATAATAACATACTCACATTTGAAGATTTGAAACATACGCAAGCATGGGATGTGATTGTAAGAAAGTTTAAGATTCTATACCCGCTTATGAATTCAAAAGAACAGGGCAGGATTCCAGATATATTAATTCAAGAATTAAACGAAATAGAATGAAAATTCAAAATCTCAAATTAAAGTTTGTTTACTGGTTAAATAAAAGGTTCCCTGGTAAATATTGTTGGGCTGATTGCGTGGCTTGGGCTTTTAGTAAAAGATGGAATCCGTTCAAAATAGACAATACTAAAGGATGTAAAAGAGAAAGTGAAACACATTCTTCAGGTTGCTGTTATTGTGGCGGCTGGACTAAAGGAAAGTGCTTTGATCTTCTTTCTGAAAAAGAACAAAAGACGCTTAGAGAAAATTTTGAATCAGAAAACGCAATTCCTTTTTAAAAACAATAACCCATGTTACAACAACTACCAATAGACTGGAATAACGTAGTTCATCAAAAAGAGAACAACTCGCATAGTGAGCAAATCTTATTCGATCAATATGAAAGATTAAACCACAACTGTAAAATCATTTACGATGCGTTAAAACGTGGTGAAAGATTGACTGGAAGGGATATTGTCAGCAGGTTTGGGATGCTCGAATACCGCAGAAGAATCGCTGATTTACGGGACGCAGGAATTGAGATTCAGGAAACAACTTTAAAGGGGGGTGCTAAACAATGGTATTTATGAGCCAGCAAAAGCAAAAACTAATTATCCGGTTTGCCTTACAGAATGAAAATAAAATTTCACTCGATGAAGCAATCTCAATAAAAGGAGTAGACACCTACTATTGTAATGAAAGATTTCATGTAGGGAATATTCTTTCAAGAATGGTTAAGACCGGAATTTTAAAAAGATTGAAACCTGGAAAATTTGAATTAATCAGAACAAACAAAATACCCGATGAAGCAAATCAACCTAAATTATTTTAAATATGGCAACAATTACAACAGAAGTCGAATTTGATATTGAGGATATTGATACTTATGATTTAGTAAATGAGTTATCAAACAGGATAGGCCGATTCAAAAGAAAACAATTAACCGGCAAGTTGTTAGAGAATTTACGGGCCGACTTCTCAGAATTGGCAGAGAAACTAAACTTCGCCGACAGCGGTTTACAAATAAAAACGTTGGAAGATAAATTAAAAGTTGAACACTTGACTAAAGTTTGGGATAAATACACAAGCTGGCAGATAGAAAATTTACTTCCTTAATGCCGCCTAAAAAACTATTAATCCCTTCCGACAGCAACGAACTTGAATTAGTAAGAACAATAAAAGGAAAAGAAATTATTTATGAATACAAGTTTACTAAATCAGAAACTAAGCTCGGAATGCTGATGACAATAAGTGAGGAACAATTAAATAAGAATTTGAAGCAAAAAATATTTATAAATGGAGTATGTTGAATTTTTAAAAAGCAAAATAGTTATATCAGAAGATTTTGGTTTTGAAGTGGACGAAAAAAACATCACTTCAAAATTAAAACTCCATCAAAAAGATATTTGTATTTGGGCGCTTAAAGGAGGCCGTAGGGCCGTGTTTGCAAATTTCGGTTTAGGTAAAACATTTATGCAGCTTGAAATCGCAAAGCAATGCATTAATAAAGAAAATAAACCTTTTCTTATCGTTTGTCCTTTGGCTGTTTCCGGCGAATTTAAAAGAGATAACCGAAAATTAAATACAGGTTATGAGATCACTTACATTACAGATACTGATACAATCCAGGATTATAAACCGCAAATTTATATTACAAATTATGAACGCGTTAGGATGGGAGATATAGACGCTTCAAAGTTTTGCGGAGTATCTTTTGACGAAGCAAGTATTTTGAGAAACTTAAAAACAGAAACTACTAATTATGTTCTTTCTCACTTCAAAAAAGTCCCTTACCGGTTTGTAGCAACGGCCACGCCTACACCAAATGACTACATAGAGATTCTGAATTACGCCGATTACCTCGGAGTGATCAGCAGAGGCCATGCATTGACAAGATTCTTTCAAAGAGATTCCACAAAGGCCGGCAATCTTACCCTTTACCCAAATAAGAAAAAAGAATTTTGGATGTGGGTTTCTACATGGGCTGTATTCGTAAATAAACCGTCCGATTTAGGCTATTCCGATGAAGGGTATGATTTGCCGGAAATGAATATAATAGAGCATTGCGTAAGTGTTGATAATGAAGAAAGCTATATTAATAAAGATGGAGAGCTGGTAATGTTCAAAGACATTTCAAAAAGTCTTATTGAAGTTTCCCGTGAAAAAAGAGAATCGATAAAAAATAGATGTGATAAAGCCTTTAAGCTGGCAAAAGAAACTGATTCTGCTATCGTATGGCATCATTTGGAATCTGAAAGACAATACCTGGAGAAACTGTTTAAAGATGAAAGTTCAGAAGCTGTTTATGGAGGCCAAACTAATCCGGTCAAAGAAGATTTATTAATCGGTTTTTCAGAAAATAAATATCAATACTTACTTACTAAAGCAAGGATCGCGGGATCCGGATGTAATTTTCAGGACTACTGCCATACGGCAATCTTCGCAGGAATTGATTATAAGTTCAATGACTTTATTCAAGCTATCCATCGCATTTATCGCTTCGGACAAACAAAGCAGGTAAACATCCACATCATTTATACTGAAAACGAATATGAAGTTTTAAAAGTCCTTTATAAGAAGTGGGAAAAACACAAAGAGCTTCAACAAAATATGATTGAACTGGTAAAAGAATACGGATTAAATAAAGAAATAATAAAGCAGCAAATGGAAAGACAACTCTTTAAAAATGGTAAGAAAATTATTATCGGCGGCGCTACACTTTATAATAATGATACAGTGGTAGTACACTCCGATAAAAAAGAAATGCCGGATAATTCAGTGCACATGATCCTTACCAGCATTCCCTTTGGCGACCACTACGAATACAGCGACAATTACAACGACATGGGCCATAACCATGGCAATGAGAATTTTTTTAAGCAAATGGATTACCTAACGCCTGAATTGCTTCGTGTGTTGAAGCCAGGTAGAATTGCCGCTATCCATGTGAAAGACAGGATCCGTTACAGCTATCAAAACGGAACAAAGTTTACAACCATTTCAGATTTTTCAGGACAAACAGTCGCTCATTTTATCAAACATGGTTTTTATCTGATGGGTAAAATAACTGTTACCACCGATGTGGTTCGCGAAAACAATCAGACGTATAGGCTTGGATGGAGTGAGCAATGCAAAGACGCTTCAAAGATGGGAGTGGGATTGCCTGAATATATTTTGCTTTTCCGCAAAGCGCCTTCGCAAATGAACAATGCTTATGCGGATGAACCTGTAAAAAAATTGAAAGGCGCTTCGTTGTGTCCAAATAACGAGTGTAATAAGACAAGTTATTTTAAAGAGTGGAAAACAAAGGTTTTGGATGAATTTGGAACAAAAGTGAAATACGGATGTCCTCATTGTAATCACTATTATTTTAAAGAAGAAATAAGCATTATCGACGAATATGATATTTCTACATGGCAACTGGATGCACATGCTTACTACCGCAGTAACGGAGATCGCTTCCTTACTTACGATGAACTTAAATCTTTGGACTTTGATAAAATCTGTAAAGCTTGGGCAAAGCATAATAAAGAATCAATCTATTCTTACGATGAACATTTAAAAACCTGTCAGGACCTGGAAGATTTGGGGAAACTTTCAAAGCTCTTTACCACACTTCCCGTTCATTCAAATACGGATATGGTTTGGACAGACGTAAACCGTATGAACACGCTCAATGCAAAGCAGGTTTCTTCAAAAAAAGAAAAGCATATTTGTCCGCTCCAGATAGATATTATTAAAAGACTGATTAACCGCTTCACCATGAAAGGTGAGATTGTAGATGACCCGTTTGGTGGCCTGTTTTCTACTCCTTACGTGGCAATGGAGATGGAAAGAAGGTCTGTATCGGTGGAACTTAATTCAGAATACTATTCAGATGGATTAAGTTACATACACGCTATGCATCACAAGATGAATATACCCACCCTCTTTGATGTTTTAAAAGAAGAAGTGGCATGAACATAAGTAAAGAAACGTTCAACTTTTTCCACGCTTACAGGAATCATGTAAATGCTGAAATGCACCTATCAAACATAATAAAAAGCGGCAATGTAAAATATGACGCCAAAGAGTTTGTAAAAGGATTAAAAAGGCGCGTAGATGCCAATATCACAGCGTTAAAAGTATTAGTACCGCGCGAAGTGTTTGAAGTATTAGAAAAAGAAATGCTTGACCCGGAAGTAACCATGCAGATGCAGAACATAAACGATATGTGCGCAGAGCTTCCAAAAGGCATAAGAGACCAGGTAGAGAATTATATTGAAGGATTACATCGGGTGTATAAACAGAAAACAAATGCGAACTAAAAAACAATTTACCGAACACGAAAAAAACTTCATCCGAAACAACTACCTGAAATTAACCGAACCACAAATGGCCAATATTTTAGGAACAACAAGATTCTTTATTCAGAAATTAAAACGTGATGAAGTTTTGGCTAAATATCCTTACAACCGAAAGAAAAAAGAAGGTTTTACAGACATGGAAGAAGTGATAGCAGAAGCATTTGTTGATATTGATGAATATTTAAAATAACAAACTTATTTTATCCAATAACGTTTGAAAAATAAATAACTGATTTATGGCAAAAGATCCGGCATTTTTATTTTATCCGAATGACTGGTTAGGTGGAACAATGTATTTATCAAGGCATCAAAAAGGATGCTATATGGATTTATTGATTGCGCAATTTAATAACGGCCCACTTTCATTAGAAACAATAAAAACCGTCTTGGGACAAGACCAGGCCAATTGGACAGTCCTCTCAAGTAAGTTTAAGAAAGATTCCAACGGGAATTTTTTTAATGAAAGACTGGCAACCGAAATTGAAAAGCGAAAAAAATTTTCTAAAAGTAGAAGGGATAATGTAAATAAACGCTACAATCCTACATATGTAGATACAAGTGTAGAACATATGAACCTACATATGGAAAATGGAAATAGAAATGAAAATAGAAATGATTTTGAAAAGTCTGAAAAACTTTTAATTCCTGACATGCAAAAAACTTGGATTAAAAAATTCCCTAAATATTTTTTAGAAAAAGAAAAAGATTTTCCGGCGCTTCTTAAAATTTCTTCAAATGTAGCAAAGTTGGTGGGTGCATCTGATAATCCATTGTCCCAAACAATCGAAGAAAAAAATCAAATAAAGCACCGATGGGGCGAAATAGTTGACTTTATCAGCAGCGAGGATTTTTTTAAAAATTATTCTATATCCCAAGTGGATAGGCATTTTCAAAGCATTTTACAAAAAGAAAAAAATGGAAACAAATATTCAGGAAGCATTAAAGCAGCTAAAGGAAAATTTGAAATTACCGGAACCGGAGGTTATTAACTTTTCAGATCACAAAGCAATTGATAAAATGCTGAGAGAAGAATTTCCTGACGTAAAACGAACAGCTAAAGAAATTTATTTAGGCAAACTTCATTCTTATCAACTGGCTGCCAGGCGCACGCTCGATGAGCAAAAAGAGCGAAGGAAGAAAGAACGTATTGAATATTTTACAAAAATGTGGAGCTACGAACAAATGCAGGAAAGGGCCATAGAAACAGGTAAAATGATTGGTATATCTGAGAATTTTCAGTTTGTAATTGACGATAATAACCGACACGCATTTCACCTTCTTTGCCTATATTTTACCAATGATAAAAAATTTGAAACTTACGGAATTGGTGATAAAAAATATTCTCTGAATAAAGGAATTTGGCTTCAAAGTCCTACGCGCGGAACCGGTAAAACAGTTTTATTAAGATGTTTTTATATGAATAAAAGATGCTGTTTTGGGTATAAACATACCAGGGAGCTTGCGACTATGTTTCAGAAAGGAGGATTTGAAGCAATTGACCCGTACATATCTACGCTGCCACAATTAAGTACGCCCGAAAATTTCTATCAATCGGATGCCGGTATGATGTACGATGAATTATTCACTGGTGAAGATAAAGTGAATCACATGGGAAGTCCGCTTTTTATTTCAGATTACATTATTAATTCTCTATATGATTTTTCAACATCAAAAAACAAAAACCAGAAATGGAAATTTCATTGCACCTCTAATTCAAGTGGCGAGGATATTGAAAAAATAGGTGGTAAAAATTACCGTTCCAGGATGATTGATATGTTTAACCTTATAAAACTGGATGGACCAGACAGAAGATGATTGAACACGAACTATCTGCAAAATTTGTAGTGATGTATAAGAGTGGACATTTGGATTTTTTGATTGAAAGTGGCGTTCCGAAAAGAATTTTACTCAGATTATATCATCTTTTTTTACTGGAAGAAAATTTAACGCCGATTGAAGATTTACCAGAAGAAACCAAAAAAGAATTAGTGAAAGAATGCCGGGCCACAGGATTAAAATTTACAAATAAAAATTTGATTGATGCAGCAAGAATATTACACACTTTAAAATTTATAGGATAGTAAGACAAAAACTTAAAAATATATTCTTATGCAAAACAAAGAACTAAAAGCCCGAACAAATGATGAGCAACGTACCGCTGCTGAGAACGGCACGTCTGCCAGCCTTGAGCAAAACGGCATGTTAGACGATGTTAGTTTTCTGGCTTTCAAAGAAAAATACCCTGAAAGCATTCTTGTAGATAAACTTTTTGGTGATGGACGAAAGCTGATTTATATAGGATTTAATGAACACAGAAGAATCGGACTTAAATATATAGTTCGTGTTGATTCTTCAACTGTAATATACGATATGCACGATTTAGCGGAAGAAATAGAAAATTATTTGGTTGAAGAATTTGGAATGTTTGACCGGCACGAAGATTTTGAAGAATGGTGTAAAGAAAATGATTTAGATAGCGAAATCAACAATGATAAATTTGATGGTTGGTTTAAAGACCAATTTCCGATGGTTGATATTGATGGCGGTAGTTCAAACTGGGACGTTCTTTAATATCGCCTAACGGCTGGGGTGTTTGCGAAGTGGGATTTTTAAAAGCAAAAATTACTAAAGATGATAGAATTACAAAAGTTCATAGATGAACCGGAAGCTGATAAGCAAAGGGCTACTGAATTAGCTCTAAAACATTTCGAAAGTGAGTATAAGCATCAGGCTGCTTTGGAACTTGGTAAGTTCACAGCCCTTTGCGATGTTGTTGAAAAAGCTCGTTTGCTTTTAAAAAGACAACGAGAGCAACAACCTTAATACGCCCCCATTGCGCAAACACTTTTGTAAGGCGAAGTTTGACAACCCGGGCATAATAAATAGCCGGGGGCGGATTATGGGCAGAGCCCCAGCCGTAAGGCAAAATTTAGGTGCTGAGAGTTCGAGGAACGAGAACGAAAGCGCCGTGTGCGAAGGGCTTTAGTAGGGTTGGCAAATTTTGCCTTACGTCAAAGCATTGGCGATGCTTGGGAATAAATGAACTTTTCGCCGGAACAAAAGATAGTAAACGAATAAAAAGATGATATTATGAATTTAAGTACAAAAGAAATCGGTCAGCCAGAACAGGAGACCAGTAATGAACAAAAAGCCGATAATCAGCAGGTCAGCCCAAGTATTGCCAATGCAGTGTTGTGCGAAGTTCATCCAAAAGATAAATGGGAAATCGTAGAAGAAAAACTTTCAAGTATTTCAACTAAATATTTAATGTGGGAACTTGTAAACAGGCTCGAAAATGATATTTGTGAGACGTTTAGATTTATAAAGGAACTTGAAGCTATCAAGTTTAGTAAAGAACAATGTGATGTTCTAAGACAAGTTCCGGCGCCAAATTTTACAACTGATAAAAATGGTCGGCTTATTAATCTTTATCACATTGTGAGCGAAAAGCAGGGCGCAAAACGATTAAAAAGTAAATAAATAAATAATGAGTACAATTCCAACAAAAACAGAAAATCCAAAAGGACTACATCAAAGGTATATTGTTGCAAAAGCTAACGGTGAGCCTATTGATAAAAACGCGGAATACTTCGTTTTGAGATTAGATAATGGTGGTTCAGATAAAAAGCATATTGCTGCTTGTCGCAAAGCGATTCTTACCTATGCAGAAGAAATTAAAGAGCATTTACCTGAACTATCTCAAGACTTAATAAAAAGATATTATTTAGACAGTTCCGATTACCATGCAATTGGTAGTGAATATTGGTAAGTTATTTCGCACAACGTTTCAGGTATTTATGTAGTGGTGGAATTAGAATTACTTCTGCCGATACACTTACCGAAGCCGATTAGAGAACAAATGTACAGAATTAGCACGTCCGCCACCATTACATAAATACCATGTTATCGGTTCGTGCCGGGTAATTTAAAAGTAATTATTAAAAACTTAAAAACTATAAAAATGGGATTAGACATTTCACACGGAACTTGGCACGGCGCTTATTCTGCCTTTCATACTTGGAGACAAGAGATAGCAAGGGTTGCAGGACTGCCGCCTTTGATTTTAATGGAAGGATTTTATTCAGAAAGTTCATACAGTAGTCCGTTCGCAATGCTGGATATAAAATATCCTGATAAAAACGCTTTGGATGTTTGGCAAATTAATGAAATGAGGAAATCGTTTCCTATCAAATGGGATTGTTTAAAACCTAACCCCTTACATGAATTGCTTTATCATCCTGATAGTGACGGCTACATAAATTGGAGCAAGTGCGATAAAATCGCTGATGAATTAGAAAAACTTCTCCCGCTATTAAAAGATGAAGACGCAGGCGGTCATATCGGTAACTGGATAGAAAAAACAAAAACGTTTATTAATGGACTCCGGTTGGCTTATAAAAAGAAAGAAAAACTACAATTTAGGTAGTCTGGTAGGCATGACCGATAACGGCCCCGAAATTGCTGAAGTGCGCCCTGATTTAAAAAAGCGAAGCGATTAAAGAAAGGGTGCACGAAGTCGAACGAACCGGCGCATTGCAGCAATTTTCATGTTGGCCGCCGTCCGGGCATGTGGGAAAGAGTTCGTGAGTTTTCGGGGCCGTTGGGCAGCCATCAGTAAGACACGGGAGTTTGAAAAACATAGTGGATTACGGCTTTCACCCCCTTAAAAAGAAGAAAATTATTTTTTAATCAAAACCTTTCTGTGTATAGGTAACAGAATTTAAAGTCATGGTAAGAATGCGAGCAAAATTCAAAGTTGATGCTATAAATGCTTCAACAAGTACAGATGGAAGTGTTGTATCTGAAAGTATTTCAATGTCACCTGTATTTGCGGACAATTACGGCCCAAATGGAGAAAACGGGGACAACGATTTCGCGCGATATACGCCTTCTGGAAATCTACAGATGATTATAACAAATCCTGCTCTACTTGATACAATGGTAGTGGGTGAGAAGTATTATTTGGATTTTACAAAAGCTGATTAAACGCTTTCTAAGAGCCGCTTTGCACTTCCGGCGGCTCTTATTTTCTGATTTAAGGGGGTGAAAGGATGGCGGCCCAACGGACAGGGCTTGGCGATGGTGGGAATTAAATGTACTTCTGCCCAGCCAAAGCACAGGTGATAGTAAACGGACAAAAAGCTGAGTTTTTATTCTTCTGCCCACTATTGCCAAACCAATGTAATATGCAGTGACGTTGTGCTGCGGAGCATTGACTTTGAATTATTATAAACTTTAAAAACAAAAAACAAAATGGAAAGAAACCCAAACGCAAACAAATTTGTCAGGCCAGAAGGCTATACTGATTTAGGATGGCAACTGCATTCAGGCAATAATGATATTGTCAAAAAGATTTTTGATGAGAAAATACCAACAAGAGAGTTTGATAATTCGCTGTACAAGTACAGATGTACCGATGTCGTTACAATATGCGATGAGTTAAAAGTGGTATGGCATGTTGATATGTCGGATTAAAAGCTGAAAATATGCAGGTCTGCTGATACGTAGCACTACTGTGTGGCGTTGGCAGGCATTGCATATTACGGCAAAGCATTTGTGAAGGCACGGAAATCAAGGCTCGTCAGCCGAGAACCTGCACAACTGCTCAATTAATAATCAACAGCCGACTGAGTTCCGTCAGCCGTGCTTTTACAAATGCCATGTAAGGCGCAGTTTTATGATATTCAAATTAACTTTTAAAGAGGATGAAAACAGAATTGACTGGTGTCAAGCTAAAAATCAACTGCATTTGCTTCAATCCTATGATGATGAATACAGCGACTTCCAAGATATAAAAGAGGTTGTTGAAATTTCGGATGAAGAAGCAAAAACAATCATGTTACAGAATACTGATTATGATGAAAATGAGCCTGAAAGTATGCCAAAAGAATTTTCACTTTACGATACTGTTTCAGGGGATGACTTCTTGGTGGTTGGCTCAACGGAATGGTTGGACTAATTACGCCTTACGTTTCAGGGCTTTGTGCAGTTTCGGGCAATAGCGAACTGTCAGCCGAATATAGCACTAAAGCCACATTGAAAAACAAAAGACGAGTGATGCACGTCAGCCCGAATCGCACAAAACCCAATGTTATCGGCTGCTACGTTCAGAAGTTGATTAATTTTTCTCACAATAATAAAAACTTTAAAATGAAAAAAGAATTAAAAAATTATCTCCCTTTTTATTTAGGTTGCGAAATTTCTTGGGAAACAAAAGACGGGAACACAG